AAGGCGTGAAGTACGGCGAGGAGCTTGAGCGCAATCCCGAAGAACGGCGCAAGCTTGACCGTGAGCACGAAAGCGAAGGTATGAAGAAGGCGATGGATGACGAGCCTGATTTGCGCGGGAAGAATGCGCAAGAGGCTTTCGCCGCCGGTGTTGATTATGCTAAGAAAATCTACGGCATTACGTCTGATGAAGACGATGACGACGTTGAAGAGGTGGTAGTGAAAACCGCGCAGGACCGGGCGCTCCGCCGTCGCAATGTGACCGGTCGGAAACCTTCCGCGTTTGACGCGGCGCTCATTGAAGCCCGCGCTACTGCGAAAGCGACCCAGCACATCCGCAGCTTGTATGCCGCTGTTGAAGACATCAAGCCCGTGGTTGGCGCGGTCAATGCTCTGGCTTTCGACTCTGCCAACGATGTTTATAGCTACGCTCTGAAACAAAAGGGCATCTCGCTGAACGGCGTTCCGGCATCGGCTTACTCTGAAATGTTCCGCGTTCTTAAAACCACGGAATTTAAGAAGAATATGCCTGCGCAGGATGCAGCTCTCGGTAAGAGCGTGTCTTTCAATGGTCCCTTCGCGAATCTTTCTAAAATCAATCTGGGTTAATTACTAAGAGGTAACAAAATGGCAAATTATCAGGCTTCCGTTACTCAGTACCGTCCGGCGGGCGTCAGCGGCGACAAAGCGACTCCGAATCAAAGCATCTACTTCCCCCGTCAGCTTTTTGCGGAAGGTGATGTTTTTGTTGGTACTTTCGTGCAGTTTGGGACCGACCCCGCGACTCAAGCTAAAGCGGGCGGCACCAAGCCGATCGGCTTTGTTGAACGCAATATCGTTTATCCCAACGTTAATGTTTTGAATGATGGTACTTTGCAGGTTCCCAAAGGGTACCCGCTCACTATCGCAGTGCGTGGTGACTACTACGTCACTTCCACGACTGCGGGCGCTATGAATGATAAGGTTTTCGCCAACACCACTACCGGCGTTGTGACCTTCGGTTCCGGTACCGCTCCGTCCGGCACGGTTGATACCGGTTGGGTTGTGCGTCGTCCCGGCGCGGCTGGTGAACCCGTTCTGATTAGCAACTGGACGCCTACTACTGCGGCCTAACTACAAGAGGATATTAACAAATGAGTAAACTTACTTTTGATCAGGCGCGTCAGTACGGCTTCCATTTCCCCGGCGCGATGAACTGGATTGAACCGGGCAATGTCAACCGCCTCGCGCAGGACGCGGCCTTTTTGACTAACGGGCAACTTGTCACCACGGCTAACACCACGGTGCCGGTTGAGCTTCTCGCGTATATTGACCCGATGGTCATTGAGATTCTGACCGCTCCCCGGCGGGCGCGTGAGATTTTCGATGAAGAAAAAAAGGGCGATTGGACTACTCCTTATGCAAAGTGGCGGACGGATGAAATCGTCGGCGCTACTGAACCATACAGCGACTTTGCCGACGGCGTGACTTCCGGCGTAAACACGGCTTGGAACACTCGGGAACAGTACGTCTTCCAAACTTCCATCTATTACGGTGACTTGGAAGTCGACATGTCCTCGGTGGCTAAAATCAATCTGGCCGCCGCGAAGCAGCGTAGCGCCGCTACTATCATTGACATTGACGAAAACCGTTTCTACCTGCTGGGCATCGCGGGCCGCAATATCTACGGCATTCTCAACGATCCCAACTTGCCCGCTGCTGTTACCCCTGAGGCCGTCCCGGCCCCCGGAGGTACCGGCACGGTAACAAAGTGGACTGATAAGTCTACTGTCCAGATTTATAACGACATTTTGAAGCTGTTCACTCAGCTTTCTACTCAGTCCAACGGACTTATCACGAATGACACGCGGCTCAAGCTCTTGCTTCCGCCTTCGCAGAATTATGCTCTTGGCCGGGGAACTGATTTCAATATTACCGTTGCGCGGATGTTGGAACAGTTCTTTCCGAATCTTGAAATCATTATCGTGCCGGAACTGCATGACGCTACCGCTGGTGACACGGCTATCATGCTCGCGCCGGAAGTCAATGGACAGCGCACGGGTATGCTGGCTTTTGGGGACAAGATTCGCGCCGGACGTTTGATTCCGCATGAGTCTAGCTTTACCCAGAAATATGTGTCTTCGACGTATGGCGGCGTTGTGCTCCAGCCCTTTGCCATTGCGCAGATGACCGGAATCTAGTATCCTTTGAGGCGGTAGGAGTAACACGCCTACCGCCTCACTTTCAGCTTGTTACCCCGGAGTTACATACATGAACGGCACAGAAAAAAAGAATACTATTCCGCCTATTAAGAAGAATATCGTCACCACGGCGGACGACCTTTCGCTTGTCAAAGCGCCGGAAAAGCCCGCAGGTGATAAAGTCTTTGTCGGGCTCAATCGTGCTACGGGTATCCTCTTTGACCTCGCGCCGAATGGTGATAAGCGAGTGCATATCTACGGCAACGCTGAACACTTGCGCGGGAAAGAAATGGGCATTCTGCCTGTTGGCGATTTCGGCATGACGGAAGTTGAACGCAGCGAATGGGAAGAAATTAAGAAGATTTACGGCGAGATGGAAATCTTCAAGAATGGCCTTATCTTCGCGGCGGACAGCAAGGCGGACTTTGTAGCTATGGCGGAAGAGCGCAAGGGTTTGCGTCATGGCTTGGAGCCGATTGACCCCGCCGCTGATAAGACGCTCAAAACCAAGCCCGCCGAAAGAAGTTAGCGCGAGGTAACATCATGGTAGTAGTGTTCGACAAAGAGGAATTTCTAGCTGATTATCCGCAGTTCTCTACGCTGTACGCCGATGGAAAGATTACGGATGCGCAGCTTGACTACTTTTGGCAGATTGCTACTACCATTGTCGACAACACCGAAGACGGCGCAACAATCCCCTATGACCCTGATAACAATGTCTTTATTCGTAAAGTCATTCTTTATCTTTTGATGTGTCACTTGCTGACAATGGCGCTTTGGCCGGTGGGACAGTCCGGGCCGCTCACTAACGCGAGCGAGGGGAGCGTATCGGCGGGGTTCCAGATTCCGCAAGTCCTTTCCCGCGCGTGGTTCAATCAGACGCCTTGCGGACGTACTCTCGCTTTGTTACTGGCTCGTTACACGGTAGGCGGGAAGTATTACCCGATGCATTACTACCATCCTTGGGGGTAACATGGCGAGCGCGACGGTGTTGGGCGGACGGCAATGGGTTAAGGTTCTCGAACGCTTAGCGAGCGAGAGAAAGAGTCTTAGCGTCGGCATCATGGCGGGGAAGACGAATAAAGAGACGGGTGAACCTATCGCGCCGTATGCGTTTTACAATGAATACGGGACGGATAGAATCCCAGCCCGTTCTTTCATGCGCTCAACCATTCAAGAGAAGGAAGGCCTCTGGGCCGCCGGTGCGACGCGGTTACTCAGCGGGAACATTCAAGAGTCAGGGGTTGTTGAGCGGGCTCTTAATGCGCTGGGGCGTCAAATGCAAGGCGATATTCAAGCGAAGATTGCATCTAATATGCCGCCGCCCAACGCGCCGGAAACAATAGAGAAAAAGGGGCCGGGCAAGAATACGCTCATTGATACGTCGTCAATGATTAACGCTATAGAGTATGAAGTAAAATAGCTATGCTCAATCTCCATGACATAGTGCGCGGCGTAATTACAACGGTGCATGACGATGAAAGCGTTATCTACTATCAGTCGACCGGTCAAAAGAACGTGGACGGCGAGCTTGTCCCGTCGTATGCAGACCCTGTTACTGTCCGGGCACAAAACCAGCCGGATAACGCGGAAGACTTGCGGCACGTGATGCGCGAGTCTACCACAGAAATCAGCCGCGTCTTTTATCTCTATAGTGACTCAGCGTCAACAAGTAAGCCAGCGGGTATCCTGCGGCCTTTTGCGCGTACCGGGGATATGTTTCAGCGGGAAGTTGATGGAACGTGGTGGCTTGTGACGGCGGTCCCGGAAGACTTCGCGCTAGCGGGTTGGGTGAAAGTGCGCGTAACGCTTCAAGTTAATCCGCCTCGGGGTGTTGTCGTATGAGCTACGTTGTGCAGTCTATTGAGCGCCCGGACGTGCTGACGGCGGTTTATCGCTTTCTTGCTGAATATCTAAAACCCTATAACTTATCCGATTCTATCATCCGTGGTTGGCAGAATCGGGCATCGTTACCCCCCGGCACAAATAACTATATAGTATATTCGCAACTTGGCGCTAGCCGCGTCGGGACCAACGTTCAGACGGGGATTGATGCAGCGGGGCAAATGACCAACGCAACGCTTTATAAAGCCAGCGTGCAGATTGACTTTTGTTCCGATTCTGACGATTGCAGGACGTGGGCGGCGTATATAGAATCCATTTTGCGTAGTGATATCGGCACGTCTTTCTTTAAGACTTTTGATATATCTAGCTGTTACAGCGATGACTTAATGAGTGTTGACTTTGTGGATGCGTCGGAACAGTACGTCAAGCGTTCTTCTTTGACGTGCTATCTGTCTTACTACACTAAGTCAATTTTCTCGCTTGAATACGCGGATAAAGTAGCTTTAGAGCGCCTCGAAAACGTGGACGCTCATCATCACCCTACAATCGTTAGCGAGGGGTAACATATGCCCATTCCTGCATCTACCATCGTTGAAGTTCAGCCGCGCGTAATCGTTGGCGGCCAATCCGAGCTTGAGCTCAATGGTCTCTTGCTCATTTCTGCTGATGAAATCCCGTACCCCGCCGGGGTGTTGGAGTTTGTCAGCGCGGCGGACGTTGCGACGTATTTCGGTGCGCAATCCGTTGCAGCGAAGTTTGCGACGCAATACTTCCTTGGCTATGTCAATAAGTTCCGCGCGCCTTCGCGTCTTTACGTCGGGGCCGCCGCAGCTATGGCGGGGGCAACACATGGCTGGTTGCGCGGCACTAAACCGGCGTCGCTTACTGAACTAAAAAAGATTACTTCCGGCGCTCTTAGTGTGAGCGTGGGCGGTGAAATCGTGAATCTCACGGCGTTGGATTTCAGCACCGCAACCACGTATTCCGACATCGCTACTAAGTTGTCGACGGGTAACGAATCTAAATTTACGGCAACGTATGACGCGCGGGGCTTCTTCAAGCTGACGGCGGTGGCCTCGGGTGAGACTGAACTCGCTATCACTCAAGACACCCCGGCGGCTATTGCTCTCGGGCTTGGCGGCGGCACGGACATTGTGAGCACCGGGCAGGCACAGCAGACTTTCCCCGAAGTCATGCAAATGGTTCTTAACACTACACAAAACTTTGTGACGTTTACCGTTGATATGCCTTTTGATGTGACGTTGGGCGCTTCCGTCCCGGCGGCTATTCAGAGCGAAGACACCCCCGTCCCGGCGAGCGTCTATACTGAAACGGTCTATATCGGGGCAGAATGCGCTAAGTGGGCGTCGTCTAATTGGGGTTATCTCTATGTCGGGTACGCCTACAATGAGACCACGCTGAAAAGCCCGGCACAGGTCGCTAACAGCCCGGCATTGCAGGAAATCACCTCGAACAACTACGACAATTCGGCGTTGGTGTACGGTAACATCTACTACTCCGCGTTCATCATGGGAAGCGTTGCGTCTATCGATTGGAATCGGACGCAAGGCGTTATCACGCTGGCTTTCCGTTCCGGCAATAATCTCGCCGCTACTATTACAAACGGCGCGGATAAGAACACCCTCGACGGAGTGAATGTCAACTATTACGGTAAGTTCGCTACCCGCAATGACGACTTTGATTTCTTGTATCCCGGCAAGCTCCTCGTTTCTAATTATACTTTCATTGACCCGCTTGTGAATGCGATCTGGCTGAATAATCACTTGCAAGTCGGTATTATGAACGGGCTTACTCAGTCCCCGCGCGTCCCGTATACTGAACGCGGCTACACCATGATCCGCGCATGGATGATGGACAGTATCACGAAAGCCCTCATCAATGGCACGATTGATACCGGTGTTGAGCTCAGCCAGACTCAGAAAGAAGAGGTGGCTTTTGAAGCCGGGCTTGATATTTCTGATGAACTTTATACGCAAGGCTATTACTTGCAAATCCTCGACCCCGGCGCGGAAGTTCGCGCGGTGCGTGGTACGCCGATTTGCAATCTTTGGTACTGCTACGCCGGTAGCGTGCAGCGTATCATTGTTGACTCTACCGCCATTCTCTAGGAGTATTGGGCATGATTACTACTAGCAACTTTGATATCACGTCCGCCAACGCAACCGGCATTCTGACTGTCGACCAGCTTTTCCCGGCCGGGGTTGAGCTGCTGATGTTTGGGACGGACCAAGCTGCGGTAATGGATTCGCTTGACATTACAGAAACCCGTATGGGCGTCGATGCGCACATGGTAGCGGGTGTTGTCGGGAACATCTATCCGCTGACGCTCACGCTTGAAGCGGCCAGCCCGTCCACTCCCGCTTTGTCGACGGTCTGGACTTCGATGCGCAATAACCTCGTTCTTTATGAATGCTCTATCGCGTTCACCGTACCGTCTATCAAAAAGGTTTTCACGTGGTCGCGGGGGGTTATGAAATCCGGTGTGATTTTCCCCGCGCTGAAACGTGTACTTGACCCGACGACGTGGGTTTTCCATTTCGAGAAATTGGACATTTCGTCCTACTAAGCCGGACGCTTGTTCCTCCAAATTTCGGTTTTAAGGCTCTTTAAAAGAAGGTGGTAGGTGTTTAATCGTCTAGCATTGAATGAGGGCCTTAAAACCGTTTTCTTTTTAATCTCAAACACTTAAGGCACAAAAATGCGTAAAGAAATTACTGTTCAGCTTGAGGACCGGGGAAAGCAGCTCACTTTTAAGATTAAAGAGATGCCTGCGACAAAGATGGAACGTTGGATAATTCGGGCACTTTTGCTTCTCTTGCGCGGTGAGAACGCGGCGTCTCTTGACAGCGCACAGAGCGCCGTGTCTTCAAGTGACTTGAATAAGGCCGCCAACTTCTTGATGAAAGACGGCGTAAAGGCGCTTGCGCGTGTCGACTATGAAGAAGCGGAGCCGTTGCTTGAAGAACTTCTCAACTGTTGCCGTCGTGTAGATGCCGGTGTCGACCAGCTTTGCACGTCTGACACGGTTGACGGATACATTGAAGATGTGCGGACGCTCTTTAAGTTGCGCATGGAAGCGGCGAAGTTGAACTTGAGTTTTTTTACAGAAAAGGCGTCGACTTCCCCCGCCGAACAGCCTACCATCAAAATTCAACGCAAATAAGCGGACTTGTTGAGTATTTGAACATCACGCCGGTGGCGGGGACGCTTATCTCTCGCAAGCTTGCGACGTTGTTGGAATTGCAGACACTCTATAGCTATGAAGATGCGTTGACGCTCATTGAAGTAGTGCAAGTAGACGACTATAACAAGTGGGTTGTCGACGACTACTACAGAAAAAAAGCTAAAAGAACAGGACTTTAGACATGGCAGTTATTGACTCTCTGAAAATACTTATCGGGATGGATGCTTCAGAGTTGGAAGCCGGGATTCAGAGCGTCAATAATCTAGTACAGAATGGCGCTCAGGCTATTGCAGACTCTATCATCCCGCCGCTTACTCAGATTGAGAACACCGCCCCGGCAATCGCGGGGGCGGCTGACGGCGCTACTGAAAGCGTTAAGAAGACAACGGCGGCTGTGGATCAGGGTGCAAAAACGCACCAGCAATACAGCCGCGCTACTGAAATCGCGACGCAAAAAGCGCAAGGGTTTCGGGGGGCATTGAGCGCTGTAGGTACGGCGTCGGTCTCTGTTCAGTCTTCTCTTAAGAGCCTCATTTCTACGATCATCGGGCCGCTTTCCGCCGCGCTCGCTGTCGGGTCCGCGTTCAGCAATTACGTTCAGAAAGCGGACTCGCTTGGCTTGCTTGCGCAGCGTCTCGGGATGGATGTTCAGACAATAGACGCTTGGAGTTCAGCAGTTCAGAACGCGGGCGGGAGCGCCGAAGCATTTCAAAGCACGCTCAAGAGCTTTCAAGACAACTTGCGCAATGCCGCCGTTGCGGGTGGTGGCGGAAACGTTGAATGGCTCTATTATCTCGGCATTCGTGCTACTGATGCACATGGTAAGTTGCGCAATCTTACTGATATTCTTCCAGAACTTGCGGACCGTGTGCAAGGCATGTCCACGATGCGTAGCACGTATTTACTGCAAAAGCTTGGATTGGACGAGGGGACAATCCGGCTTGTGCAACGCGGGCGGCATGAGATTGATGCGCTTGTTGGCGAGATGCGCGATTACGCATATACGCAACGCGATGCGGATACGGCTCGTAAGTTCAACGCGGCGATTCAGGGACTCGGGAAAGCGAGCGAGAGCGTAGCGGCTATTATCATGCGTGCGGCGCTTCCCGCCATCACCGCCATAGCTGACAAAGCCCGCGAGTTTATTCGCTTTTTGCGTCAGAATGAAGAATTTGTCATCACTTTCTTTACTATTCTGACCGCGTATTCAATGCGCTTTTTGCTTGCGTGGGCGGCTAATCCCGTTGTGCTCGCTATAGCTGCAATCATCGCGGCGGTTACGGCGCTCGCGCTTGTGATTGAAGACTTATGGGCTTACATTGAAGGCGGAGACTCGCAACTAGCGGAATTCTGGGCGCTTTTCGGAACGGGTGAAGAGATTGCGGCATCACTCGGGAAGGCGTGGGAAAGGCTGAAAGCCGTAGGCGAGGAGCTTTTTAACTGGCTTCGCGGCGAGTTGCAGAACTTCCTAAGCTATTTCGAGCCTATCCTCGAACCGCTCAAAAGCCTTTTCTTCAATCTTTTTGAACTCATAGGCGCGTTACTTGAGGGTAACTTCCGGAAGGCGGGCGAAAACCTGCGGGGTATTTTTGAGGGCCTCGGGCAAGTCATTATCCGGGCTCTTGACGGCGCAGTCCGTTGGCTATGGGATAGCCTAAAACGGCTGTGGGACTGGATTCTCAACTTAGATGCGGGCATTATCTGGGACAAGCTGAAGGAGTTTGCTGGCGGACTCTTTGGACTTGATGAAAAGTCAAAAGAAGAAGCAAAAGAAGAAATAAACCGCCCGGATAACGAGCTCAATAAAGCCAGTGGTGGCGTGAATGACTATCTTTCCGGTGCGGCTATGGGTATGCCCGTGGCACAGCCTGCCCCCACAAGCGCACCCACAATCAACGTCATGCCCGCTATTCAGCCGATGCAGTACGGGGCCGGGCTTCAAGCTACGGCGGCGGCTATGTCTAGACCGTCGCAAGCCGGGGAAACTAAAGTCAACGCGCCTGTTAATATCGGCTCTGTTACTGTTGAGACACAAGCGACTGACGCGCAAGGTGTGGCGGAGGGTTTAGGCGATGCAATGGGCGACGTTTGGAAGAATATTCCGCAATCCGCATGGTCCGGCGTGAATCAGAAATAAAGAGGCGCATTTATGGGTGAATTGCTATGGGCTATACTTGCGGAAGACGGAAATTCATTCGTTGCTTTCGATTCCGTTATTGACTTTGATATTAAGAATGAGTCTAAAGTCTTAACAAGCCCGATTGAGAAAGATAGTTTCGCCGCGTATAATAAAGTTGAAATGCCCCTTGAAATCTATGTCACTATCGGCTTTCAGGGTGACACATCGGCGCAGGCGCAGGCGCTTTCAACTCTCGACAAGTACATCAAAGAAACGTCTGTCGTCTCGCTTGTTACCCCCACGTCCACTTATTTGAATTTGACTGTTGAGAGCTATACTTTCAAGCGCAGTTCCGAATCCGGCTTGACGTTGCTTGTGCCGGAAATTCATCTAGTCGAGGTGCGGACGGTAGACGTTCAAGTGAGTCGGACGCCGAAGCGTGGTAAGTCCGCGTCTAAAGTCAACACCGGCCAGACCCAGACTACCCAGCCTAAACGTCAGTCAACATTGTATAAAGTCACTCATAGGCAGTAAGCTATGGAAGTCATTCCACTTTCTCCCATTCCTGCGCAAACGTTTCAGGTCGTCTTAAATGACCAGAATTGCAAGATTTCTTTGTATCAGAAAGGCTTGCGCATGTACCTTGATTTGTACAAAGACGAGATACTCCTAAGCGCCGGAAATATCTGTCAAAATACGGCAAGTATCGTGCAAGGCGCACTCCCGCAATTCACCGGGACGCTTCACTTTTTTGACCGTCTCGGGGTGAACCCGCCCGAATATAGCTTACTCAATGACAGATATATACTACTCTATATCCCGGCGGGTGAAGAAATTCCCGCAGAACTCCAGTTTTAGGTGACGGCATGGCAACAAGCTATACTCGAAAATCAATCAGGGTGGTAGTCGACCTAGGGAATGGGTACGTTAAGACGATTGAAGGGCTTGCGGTCAAAGCGCAAATCAGTAAGCTGGGATTGCCGGACAAGAATAAAGCGTCACTGTCAATCAAGGGCTTGAGTTATGACGATATGGCGGCGCTGACAACTATTAGTTACGGGCCTTTGCGTATGCGCCGGAACGCTATTTCGGTCTATGCCGGGGAAGAGGGGACGACGCTACCACTTGTATTTAAAGGCAATATCACGCGGGCATGGGCGGACTTCAATACAGCTCCCGATGTTACTATGAAGTTTGAATGCATGACCGGCGGCTTTATGTCGCTGATGCCGCAAGGTCCGATCGCGGCCTCCGGGGACGCGAAGGCTGCGGATATGGTGGGGACGTTCGCGAAGCAAGCGGGGTTCTCATTCACAAATCAGGGCGTTGATGCGTCAGTCTCGAACGCCGTTTTTTCAGGCTCGCCGGTTGAAAAGGCGGTTGCAGTTTCACAACAAGTCGGGGCCGATCTCATTATAGACGATGATTCCATGATTCTCTTGAAGAAAGGCGATGTGCGCCGCAATTCCGGGACAGTTGTTATATCAGCCGAAACGGGTATGATTGGTTACCCTACGTTCACAAACAACGGCATCCAAGTCAAATGCTTCTTCAATCCCGCCGTTCAACGTGGTGGACTTATTGACATTCAGACGATTGTGCCGAAAGCAAGTGGGCAATGGCGGGCGGTCAAAATTGACCATAATATAACGGCGTTTGACCCCTCGGGCGGCCCGTGGGAAACATCAATTGAGGGCGTACATGGCAGTAGATGGCTCGCAGCAAATATCTAGCGGCACGGAATACACAACAAATCAGAGTATTGATACCCCGTCCTCGCCGTACAATATTCTAGACTACATGGTAACATCTGCAATCACGCGGAAAGTGAACACGGCTATCCCGGTGCGTGTCGACAGTTGCACAAAGCCGGGGCCGGAAGGCGCGGCGGGGTATGTATCAGTCACGCCGCTCATTTGTCAGACTGACGCGGAAGGCAATACGCTTGACCCCGTATCACTTCCAAAACTCCCCTTTTTTCGGTATCAATGTGGTGGCGCCGCGATAGTATGCGACCCACAGCCCGGCGATATCGGCCTAGCTATATTTGCTCAGCAAGACACTTCGCCGCTTCAAGCCGGACAAAGCCAGCCGGTACAGCCGGGGAGCTTCCGTAGTTTTAGCATGTCGGATGGATTTTATGTCGGCGGATTCATTAACAAAGAACCCGAGACCTATATCTATCTCAACCCAGACGATGGGAAAGTTACTATAAAGGCACAAGAGGTTATTCTCGACACGCCGATAGTGACGGTCAAGGGCGTCATCCATCAGACTAATGACTACGGAACCGGTGGCGCAGGCGTCACGATGCGCGGCGGTTTAACGAATATCGGTGGAACTATAACAACGAATAATGTTACTGTAGAGACACATACTCACCACGGGGTCCAAACTGGTTCCGGCAATACAGCCGGACCGAATGCAGGTAGTTGATATGCATACAAGTTATACGCTTGAACTCTCCCCGGAGTGGGATTTACAGCTCGACAGCGCAGGCAATATTCAAACTTGCGTGAATGATTACGCTGTAGCGCAGAACGTCGCTAACTCTTGCCGTCTCTTCACGAATGACGCTTATTTCAATGTTGAGAGGGGTATCCCGTGGTTTACTGTTCAGTTGGGAAAGCCTATAATGGCCTCACTCACTACCACTTGGCTACGGAAGACGGCGGCGGAAACGGAAGGGGTGGCGGAAGTTAAGCAAGTCACGCTTGACCTCGACAATTACGATCCGCGTGTCCGTGACCTGCGGGGTGAAATTCTTTTCGTAACAGATGCGGGGGCTTATGTCTCAATTGACCTCTAATATCACGTTCGACCCGGCTACCGGCGTTGTTGTCCCCGAGTCACAAGAAATCCGTGAGGTGGTGGGGGCGGACTGGGTAGCCGCGTTCAATAAAGGCGAAGGATACCCGCAGCTCAACATTGACGAAACCGCCCCGGCGGGCCAGCTTGTCGACGCTGAAACGGCGGAAATTGAAGCGAAAAACGCGGAATTGCTCTTTCTTTCCAACATGTTAAACCCTCGGTTATCGGAGGGACGTTGGCAAGATGCGCTTTCCTATATCTATTTCCTGACGCGCAAAATCGCAGAAGCTACGGTAGTTCAGTGCACGGTGACCGGCATCCCCGGCACGATTGTTCCCTACGGCGCTCTTGTGAAGACGGGGGACGGTCACACGCTGCTTTGTACCGATCCCATCGTTATCGGCGCGGATAAGACGGGAACAGGTTACTTTAGAGTAACGGATACCGGCCCGATTGAGATTGCGGCCGATACCGTCACGCAAATTGTGACGGTGGTTGCGGGTTGGGACACGGTCAACAACCCAGCGCCGGGAAGCATCGGGCGCTATATTGAGTCCCGCGCAGAGCTTGAATCCCGACGTTACGGCTCAGTAGCAAAGAACGCGCACGGCTCCGCCGTGAGCATTTACGGCACGATTGCAAATCTTCCCGGCGTCTTAGATTGCGCCGTTTTGGAGAATGTCGGCCCGGACCCCATCACCAAGTTTGGCGTAAATATTGACGGTCACAGTATCGCGGCTTGCGTCTATGGCGGGAGTGATGACGATATAGCCGAAGCGATATACACAAAAAAAGACGTTGGTTGCGGCACCAGCGGGAATCATCCAATAACGTGGGTGGCTTATGACTTCTCAGGCGCTATCTATCACTACTCTATCTATCGTCCTACTGCTATTAACTTTTACGTCAAGGTGGCATTAGGTAACTATGACGATCTCGCGCCTGAAATTTTGACGGCTGTCAAGCAGGCCGTGGTGGATGATTTTAACGGTCTATTGAATAATCCGCGTGTTGGATTAGCTTCAACTATATACGCAAGCCGATTTTATGGCGCTGTTACTGACCTTGACGACGCGCTCAAGCTTGACAATATCACCATTGCGCTAAACTCGCCTACTAATTGGGTAAATCACTTGCAGGTGAACGCCGATCAAGAGCCCGTTATTTCTACGGCCAACGTCACTATTGAAGGGGTGAAATAGCATGGGTTCCCCCACTTGGAGAAATGTCTATGAAGTCGACAACTTCCGAGAGCTAGGAAATGTCGATTGCTTAGCTTCCGACGCGATAGAGAGCCAGTATTCCGCGAGTGTTGCTATCCGGTCACTTATCAACGGCTTTCAATTGCGTATTGATGCGGAGCAAGACTTAGAGACGCTCTATACTCATTGCTGGTGGATTCCAACGGCTACCGGCGTTTCTCTCGATGTCTGGGGGCGAATTGTCGGTATCAAGCGTAGTCTTCGCACGCCGTCGGAAACGGTAGTTTGGGACGATGATTACTACCGTTTTCTCATTCTTTATAAAGCTTTAGCGAATATCTCAGCGGGTGACGCCGCTACCATGAATGACTTACTTAATCGTCTTTTTTCCGGGCCGGTTTTCGTGCTCGACTTTTTGGATATGACGATTCGAGTAGTGTTCTTTTATTGGATGACCGATTTAGAAATTGCGATAGTAAAAGCCTACGGGCTCTATACGCGGCCCGGCGGCGTCGGTTGGGAGCTCTATCAAATTGACCCGGATGAAGTCTTTGGATTCGATGGTCAAGAATTGCAGCCATTTAACCAAGGCATTTTCGCGCCATATCAACCCGAATGGATTGGAGAATAACACGCATGAGCGACAAAATAACAACGGAAGTCATGGCCGCCGCGAGTGGCCGCGCCATCGGCGTTGATACGGTTCCGGTCTCTTACCCTACGAATCTTTTCCCCATCCCGTTTTGCGCGGAGGGCGATCGTGACCTTCCGTCAACACAAGCGCCCGCGAAGGGGCGCACATCGTGGGCTGAAGGTTTCCCTCCGGTAACACAAATGAAAATCCGGGAAGGCGGTATTGCGCCTAACCGCTGGGATTTTAACGGCATTCTTTACCTTTGCTCGCGCCTCTTGTGGTGGGTGCAGTCGGGCGGACAATGGACGTATGCACAGACGCTTGACTATCGCGCTCTTGCGAAAGACACGGCTCCCAGCATGGTCTATTACAACGTCTCGGGGCAACGTAACGGCACGGTCTGGGTATGTGTCAAAGACAACGGGCCGAATACGGCTAACGGCGTGCACGCGCCGGGCTCTTCAACCGCATACTGGCAAACGCTATACGACTATATTGACGGTCTGCACCCCGAGGATTTGTCCATCCGCATCAGCGGCGAAGCCTCCGGGAGTGGCACGTTTTCGCCTAGTGGTAGCGTAAATATCAGCGTTACGCTTGACTCTAGCGTCATTGACGACGCGGTTAGCGGTGGCATTGCGGCGGCCAACATGGGCATGGTTCCCGACTGGTCACGTATGAGCACAGTCTCGAATAATGCAGGGCCGGGCTTCTCATATACATGCCCCTCAAATGGCTATATTAACGTGAGAATCGCAGCTCAGGGTGATGATATTGTCTATGTGAATATCAATGGCAGAATGGTCACCGGGGCCAACGGAACTTGGCACGTCGTCGGGGAAAATCGTTGGGCGGCGTGGGATGAAGTCGACGAAACCATCCCAGTTGCGCAAGGCGATCGTGTTACGATTACGGGTTCAGTTAAGACGCCGGGCGTCACTAAGCTCTTTCAATTCGTACCCGCCAAAAAGTAAGTATAGGTGATTTGATATGTCTCAACTTCCCGATGCTAAAGCGGACGCCTCTAATAAGTCCTATCAATTCAGGTATGTACGCTCTTTGACGGGTGAGCTGTCCGGCCCGCAAATGATTGTGCAGACTGAACTTGCCATTTCAGACGTTGGCGAGAACGCCTTTCTTGCGGTTCAACAATCAAATCAGGCTGTTGACACGTCTAACCGCGCTGAACAGATTTCACAAGCGGCGGAAGACGTAGCAAACCACGCTTTGCAAGTCGCGCAAGCCGCTTCCGGCGAGGCGGGAGACATTGCCGATCAGCTTGTAGCCGTCAAAAAAACGGCTGAACAAGCGGATGCCAACGCTACCACAGCTCTCAATACTGCAAATACGGCACTTACCACGGCGCAGGCCGCGCAGACCACGGCGCAGGCCGCGCAGACCACGGCGGACAGCGCAGACACGAAAGCGGATTCCGCGCTTGCAACTGCTGAACAAGCCGACCTGACGGCCAACGCCGCGAGTGAGACGGCTACGGAAGCGCAGACGACAGCAAACGGGCTTGCTGCGCAGATTCAAGCGCTTGCTGATAGTATCGGCAAGGCCGGGCGCTACGTCGTCAATTCTGAAACCGGCGTCAATCTCAACGCGCTGACTGACGTTGTGACGTACTATTTTACCGGGAGCGCAACGCCGTTGCCGTCCGGTATCACAACGCCGTTTTGGTTTATGACGTGGGTTAACTCAACCGGTGACCGTATCCGCCAGTTCATTTACAAAGAATCCCGGATGTTTGTCCGCGATAGTTCCGGCGGTCTTGTCATCAACAGCGGGACGCAAGCTTTCCCCATAGCTTTCGCCGGTACTACTCTCGCTACGCTGACGGCGAAAGTGACAAGCGGTAACTTCACAGTTGAGACAAACACCGGGACGCTCCAAGGCTCTAGCGCCTCGTCTACGTCTTACAGCGGCGGGCTCTTGCTAGAGTACACGGCGGCGGGAAATGGTAACGTGACGATCGGCGGTAAGACTATCGGCACAATCACAAACAACACGTTTACGCTAGCCGCCGACCCCGTTGTTACTACATCGAACGCCAAGCTGACGGTTATCAGCGGGCAATACTTCCCCGGTACACTGTCCTTGTCTTTCTCTGTCGACTGGCTCAACGTCGGATACCCCAGCTATGGCGCGTGGTTGCCGTTGGGCGGCGGTATCGTCGACACCGGGAACACCATCACGCTGACCGGTGACGTGACTGGCAAAGGCACGTTTGACGCCTCGGGCAATATGAGCTTTGCTACTGACACGCAAAATTTTAGTATGCAAAGCAAGTATCAAAGCGTCAGCGGGGCAATCCCAGATACTTTTTCCGCCGAAAACTATCTTTTTAATGTTTCGGGGAATTCGTATACTATTAAGACGGGAAGCCCTAACTTTTTGAATTGGAGTATATCTACCGACGCCGGTATCTCCGCTTTTACTGCATTGAGCGGGGCATCTAAGTTAGTGACTCTTTGCATTTACAACGATTCTTTAGAGGGCAATTTGACTATCACATGGCCCTCAGATTTGAAATGGGTTGGCGCTACTAATAGCGCGCCGGTCTGGGGCGCGAATTACGGAGGTATATTGATTGTAAACTTGTGGTATATTGAAGTTGGCCCGAATAACGTCAAGCTTGCTTCCGTAGTTTATAACAGTGAAGCGTAAAGGGGTTTTCTATGAGTGATCAACGTGTGTCAACAGTATCATTTACAGAGTACACCCCTCCGCGTTCTAAGTCCGAAAATTACGCTCTTGTTTTCAACTATACATATGACAGTAGTGCGGGCCTTACCTCTATGTTTACGCCGTCATATATGTATACTTTTAACTATTCGGGGGCTAAACACGGGATTTTTGTGGCTTCGGCAAGAATAGACATTTACCCGGTTATTTATGCTTTTTCGTTGAATTTAGAGACCGGTCAAGTCGTTTATTCTCGAATGCTGAATCTGGGTTCTACCAACTCAAACAATCGTAACTTTTCTATTGCTCTAGTTAAGTTATCTAAGTCTCAAACAAGCGTTTCACCGGGCGACACTATAGACGTATATGGCGTATGGGCTTATCCTGATAGTCATATTTACTACGCCTCCGGTCACATATTGAATATAGACTTACGCGGTACGATTAGCGAGAACAATATCATAAGCCGTCGAACTGATACTTGTGACGCTACTGTCTGTCGTATGCCGACTATGTTACCTTTAGTGAGTGCTAACGGCCTTCTCAGCGCCTCTAAGATTTTTCTTAATACCCAAATGAAAAGCTATAAATATCCCAACTGGTACAGCGCTGGAGCCGACGCTTGGAATCTTTATTCAGCAAATCCGGGTACGAGTATTTCGACTACTACAGTTAACCCCGTGGCATCTGTACAAGCTTACCCGCGATATATTTATTATCCTATTGCCTACACTAATGCATCTTCAACTGCTTTTAACGGCTTAGTTAGAGTCGGCCCGTCAAATGATGTAAATACAGCCGCAGCGCTTATACATCAATACCCGAGTGCCAATAATAACAGTATGACATTCCATGGCGGCATTGGGTTTTATAATTATACTGTATTCATGACTGCATATAATGCAACGGCTACTCTTTACTTACTTAAACTCAATGTATCAAATGAAACTAGCCCCACTTATTATAGTATACCCTATGACACGGCATCAGATAAAAGTGTTCGCGTAATTTTTGGTTACTCTGAAAATGAAATTTTCATTGTTACAGCCACTCGCATACTGTATATAAATACGTTGACATATGAAAGAGCGGCGTGGACTTATTCGGCAAGTGCAACTAGCCTCGCGCTAAGTAATACAAGAATTTGCTTTGACGGTGAAAAGATATATCTTCCGTATCAACGGAGCGGCGGACAAGGAGGTAACGTCTGGGTCGTATTAGATTGCCCATATCTTTTACAGCACATGAAAAACTTGAATTTGACTTATTCTTTTACAGTTAACGGTGTTGCTTATACGGTAAAAGTGATAAGCAACCTTGGTATTTTCAACCCCGGCACAATAACGAAAGGGCAATTGACAACTAGCGCAGACTTGACGCCGTCAACTTCGCGAACAAGTAAAGCCGTTTATAAAATTACAGTCGCTAAAGAAAGCGGCGTAAAGTATACTTGTGAAAAGATTTCAGCAACTTAAACTCAGAGGTAAAATAGACATGGAAATCGTCGACACTACAACGCTTGACATTATCGGCGAGGCGGACTTTAGAAAGAAGTTCTCGAACGTCAGCTTTCCGCGCGTGCTCAATGACGACATCCTCCGGCGCTTCGGTCATGCCGTACTTGTCCCGACGCCGGTCCCCGAGCCGTCCGCGCCCGAAAAAGTGGTAGTGAGAGCGGAAAAAGCGAAGTATAATAATAATAATACTTATGAAACGGCGTGGTTGGAGAAAGACGCGGAGAGCACCGGCACTACTACGCCGTCTACAGAGACAGTTGAAGAAGCGCAGGCGCGGGCGCTTGACGCGCTTGAGCTTGCGTATCAGACCGCGCTTGACTCATATGACTATGAATATCGATGGAAACAACCTTATTCTTCCCTCCCCGCCCCTTCCGCCACTCCCATGGCCGCCGCGGCCTCTGCTACCACGCTTGACGCGAGCAAAGCCGCAAAAAGCACGGAAACGCCTACGCCATTTAAATATACTACGCCTTTTCGCTGGGGCTTGCGAGATAGTGACCTCGCCCTTTTCGGCGTCAACTTCTTTGTTGCTGGGTATTCACAACTCGCCGCTTCAATGTTTGGCGGACAGATTATGCCTTTCACTGTAAGCGCCTATAATCGATGGGGTGAGGAGTCATATATTTCTTACACAACTGACGGCATGACTGACTACCAAGGGATTTTGAATGCGCGTAAAGCGATGGATGCGGAGCGTGCCGCTATCGCTAAAGCTATCTCCAAAGCAACCACGGCGGACGACGTGAACGCGATTCCGATCGTTATTTCAGACCCGCAGCCTAACGGCATTTAGAAACGAAAAGAGCGCCCGATAAAGGCGCTCTTTTGTTACTCTGTGGCCACTTCTCAGCGATTAGCGGTTCTCTGCGCCTCTACTACTGCACGCTCAAAGTTGAGAGGCGAGCCGATGCCGGAAAAGCGCCGTTCCTTTCCACCGCTTCCCGTGACTGTGACGGTCCCCCAACCGAAAAGCCGTCCGAAAATGCCTTGGCTGATGCCCACAGACTCGACGTGAGAAAGCGGGATTTGCGTCACGCTCCGAAAAATGAACCCGCGCTTGTGAATGATACGTTGATTCGTGACGACCATTTCCGTGCACCAACGCTTGAGAAAGGCGAAGATGATAAAGTTGAAGGGGTTGAGATATGACCAGCCGGTCACCTTGGCGCGTCCGATAATCTGTTCATCGTTGCGAAGTACGCTAGATACGTATGACATGACAAGCTCTCCTTTTTTGTGGTGGCGGGGGTTGGCCTTCCCTTCCCCCGCTCTCTCTCTTTAGTTCTTCTCAACGTACAGCGTGACAGCCATTCCGTCAGCCGTATCTTCGCTCTCATGCATGATATACGTTTCTCCCAACGCTTCGGCTATGGCTTTGATAAACGCTTCTTCCGTGACACCGTAGTCATTGAAGTAGCGTCCGTTCACATGCGCGAACAACCCCCACTCTTGGCGTAATGCGTCCTCTACCACTTCAATTTCAAACTCATACTTCTTCGCCGGTCTCATGCTATGCCTTTCTTGGCATCTGTATAAAAAAGAGGATGAAATATCCGCTATTTCCCCGGTAGATGACGGGTGAGCGTTGCCAGTTACTAAAGTAAAGCATTTGTCGACGGCTACGCGCGTAAAAGTGTTAAGAGAAAAGGAACGCCGCAGCGCTGCTTTTTGCTTCGTCTTATAAAAGAGGTGAACACCGTTTCCGCTGCTTGAAATTTCGGCCAGCGTTGGCGGCCATACCGAAGGAATTTCAGTAGTCCCATCAATGTCAATAACGATAAACGGGTTATTTTTCATGACATAAAAGCCGTAATTATACCCCGAGAATTGCTTTTGTGCTTCCGCAAGAGTCAAAAGCTCTTGTTTCCACGACATCAAAGGGACTTTGCATATCGATTCTTTTTGATATGCGGACGGCGTCCACGCTCTCAACTGCGCCAATTCTTGCGGGAAAAATTCGTTCAACATGATAAGCTCTCCGATTTTGTGGTGGTGGTGGTGGTGGCGGGGTTGGCCTCTCCTTCCCCGTTCTCTGTAAAAGTACCTTACTCACTTTCTAAAAGCTTGTCAAGGCTTTTCTGGCCAATGAACTTTCCAAAATTGCGTTTTATTTCTTCAAGAGACGTCTTAAAATCGTCGCCGTCATGCAAAAAAGCCAGCGAGACGAGAGCGGCGTCATAGTCTTCATCCGTTATGCTTTGAATGAGAGACCGCAAAGAATACTCTTTTGCGCTCCCCGGTTTAAAAAACTGAACACAATCCACGGCGTCAGCTACGCAACCGGGGTCACCTTTTTGCACGTAACTTTCTAAATATGTTAATGTCTCTTGAAGCGTTGCCGGGATTTGACTTAGTATAAAAATACGTTTTATTTCAGAAATAAAGAACGAAATAAGAACGTGTTCATAACATAACGCAAGAGTCTTCAACGTCATATGAAAGCCGCAGGTTTTAAAAAACCGCTTGACCGGTATAGTTCTCCCGTTTAAATCCTTTTTCTTGAGTGTTTTAAGCATCTTATGCAAGTCTTTCGTACTCAACGCGCTATGCCTGACGTCTTCCATCGATATAAGCAGCATGATATCAACACCTCTTTTTCGTGCCAAAAAGACACGCTTTATATACGTCATCGCCTTTTGGGATAGCATAACAAAAAAAGTCTTGGATAAAAAAACTTTTTGCGATATAGGCAAAGCTATCAGACAGAGAGGTATTCAGAGCAATAAACTTACCCTCATTCATATCAGTGCTAAATATAGTTTTACCTATTATGGCACTGTCAAAGTACGTAAACTCAATAAAACATGTTTCCCCTTCTTCCGCGTCATCGTATTGCTTATAGAAAGCTATATTATCCATTTTTACCTCTCCGAATAACATTGAAAGAATCCAAGCAGCAGCTTAGACATGTCGGTCTCGAACTCTTTTTCCAGCTTTCGCACCCCTTCTTTATCGTCCGCCGTATGAATTTTTTCATAAAAAATGAAGGCGTAAAGGCTATTCATGAGCTCTTTATAGTCTTCATTAAGATAATAAGCGAAAGCATCGGAATAGCATTTTCTAAGCGTTTCATCATTAAAAATGCGCCGGGGTATTTTGATTTCCAGAACCGGTGGTCGCAAATTCATATTTTCTTGACGCTTATTGATGCAATAATGCAATTGCGTATAGTTTAAAGTATGCGGGCTCATTGCTTCCATCAATAAATGACAAAAAAATAAAATATCTTGGTTGCTTGCGATGTTTTGGAAGCAATAAAAAGTTTGGTTGAGTCCTATTTTTTCAAGAATAGTGTCGAAAGCAATGGGCTCATCGTCCGGCTCCTTTTTCTTGAAAATCCGAAGCAAAGCGCGTTTAAAGCTGCTTAGCTCATAGCCATCCTGTATTTCAAAAAGCTCATTCAGCGTAGTATAAAGCACGTTTTCCCTCTCTTTGATTGAAGCCGCCCGGCGCTGCTCCGGGCGGCCTTATTTTAGAGCGTTATGAACGTGGTAGGGCGGCGCAAGGTAGCCGGGTAATCAATCCCACGATCTACGCCGAAATCTTCCGCCTCTTCCCCCCAGTCTTCGCGGTCCTCGTCAGAAATCGCATCAAACCACCACTTTTCACTTTCTTGCATCACAGCCATGTTTCACCCCATGCCTTTTCGATATTGTGTTCTAGTTTCTTGTTTTGAGTGATTTTTTTGCGCGTGGCATCGATTTTGCTTTGGAGCCTCTTATTTTCTTTTTTAAGTTCCATGAGCTTGCAAGCGTCTATATATGCATCGTGAACCGTAAATTTTCCCCACGCCTTCACTAATTCAGACAAATCATTCTCATGAGCGAAGTCTTTAAAAATCAGCTTGATAAACGCGAGCTCAAAATATGTCTCTTGAGAGAGTTCCGGTAAGCTATAAACGCTCTTGAATTTTTCATATTCTTGCATAGCTTTTTCCTCTCTTTTAAAGCCGGGTTTCCCCGTAAATGCCTTCCAAAGCTTCCCGGCGGAAATCAGTTTTGCTATATTCCTTGCGCAAACGCTCTATTTCCGCGTCAATCTCGCGTTGTCGCTTGAAAATTTCCACGGCCTCACACGCCGCTCTATAAGCTTTATGAATCTCATCTTCCCCGTTATGCACGAAAGCCGTTAAAAAATCGTCGTCTTCAAAGTCTTTAAAAATGGCTTTGATAAGCACAAGCTTAGAATAATCAGTCCGGGAAAGGTCGGGTAAGTTGTGGGCTTCCTTGAAATTTTCGTAATCTGTCATAGCTTCTCTCCTCACAGTTGATAAAAATTAAGTTCTTCGGCGGCTTCCGCCGGGATAACGCCATAAAGCCTTTCCCCGCCGGGTACATAGACGTACCCCAAGCGCAGAGACTCGGGGAGACGCTTCTTAATCTCTTGATCAAAATGTTGACACATCGCAGTCTCAACGTTGGATTGACACGACGTAAGGTCACCGTCAATCTCCCTTTGCTTTACGTACTTGATCAAACCATCTAAGACCTCAGTATCAATGCCAAAATCCGCGGCCACGTTTCTACGCGCCTGCAACATTTCCGACGGCTTGTCTGCGTAATAAAGATGTCTTTCCATGACAGCCTCTCCGATTTTGTGGTGGTGGTGGCGGGGTCAGCCTCTCTTTCCCCGCTCTCTTTAAAAACACCTTACCCGCTCTCTGAAACCTTGTCAATAAATTCGGAGCAAAAAATAGAAATGATTTTTTGTTCAATGTCTTTAATAGCTTCTCCTATTTAACCGTTAACTTTTTCTCTCGAACCCTCGCCGCGTTGTACTTTCTAAGCTTTTGGCCGGTATCGTACATCGTCCAGCAGACGGGGAGCCAATATTTACGGGGTGTTGTGGAAGGACGGCAAGAGAGCATTTTTACGGCGAGCGGGCGCGGCACCCCCCACCTGAACGCGCCCATAAGCAAACCGATAAAGGTAAAGAAATCGGAGGCGGCGTCAGGCATGGCGAGCGCACCATTTATCGCGTCCGGGAAATTCGTGTAGCGTCTTAGAATATAGAGCCCGCGGCTTAGAAAGCCGCTTGAAGACATCTGCATATCATCCAGCGGCATTTCCAGCGCGTTGATGACATCGGCATGAAGCTTGTTACGCTTCGCAAACGCGCGAGTTTGTTCATTAACCGCGATAGACTGCTTACCACTATTAATAGCGGCATAGACGTAGTACGCAAGCGCTCTAGATGCGTCAATCGTCTCTTTAGCTGCATGAGTGAGCGCACAGTCCCATGCCGCCCACTTTTGCGCGGTTTCGGCGTCAGGCGAAAAGGCGGCAAGAATCGGCACGCGCAAGAGCGCTTCGGGACCATCTTGCATTTTATCGCATTCCGCCGCGCCGTCAGTCAGCGCATACGCAAGCCGGGGCATCGGTGGAACCGGGGTTTCTATGATATAGGCTTTGTAATAATCCTCCCATTTCGTGAAGTCATATAAGCCGCCGTGGTGGGCGAAAGCGGACACTTGCGCGGCTATAAGATAGATTGAGTCAAAAATGACTTGACCGGGCCGGTCCGCCCGCTCTTTGCGTTGCCCGAGGTAGTTCGCGGTGTAAGCTTGAATAAGCACGTTACCCCTCCTCTGATATGATTAGAGTCTCCGTCTGCGAGGCGGGGACTCTGTGGCTTTTAATCGTCTTCTTCCTCTTCTTCCTCTTCTTCCTCTTCTTCATCAGGGTCGACGGCGGGTTCAAGCTGAACGAATTCCGGGAAAATCGCGATGCTTCCAACTTCGTCATTCATCACGCAACCAATGAAGCCGCCAATCTGACGGACAAACGCGATGCGCATTTCTTGCGTCAGCCAACCGCCTTCATTGCCGTCATCCATCCCCAACGCTTCAAACCATTCCTCTTCATCCTCGCCGCCGCAATAGATGCTTTCTTCTACCACGGCCCGCCAAGCCAGATCAAAGTGTTCTTCGGCTACGTTGTAACGCTGCATGATGACGCGCAGAGCTTCGCAAGCGTCGTCATAGTTATCTCCGAAAGCGTCGCGGTTCTCGAAAATCCGGCTTTCATCAACTTCGGTCTGATAGATGTAATCGCCGTAGAATCGAACTTGCGAATAACCAGCAAAGAACAGAGCGCCGAAATTGCGGATCATGCCTTCGCCGTCGGGGGTGACTTCCAAGTTCTCAAAGTGGCTTCCGTGGTAGAGCATCATAACCTTTCTCCTTATGGGGTTTCCCCCCCCCCTCTCTCTTTAAAAGCAATATAGCTCTATCGTGAAACCTTGTCAAGCTTTTTCTGAATTATTTTTATTTTTCTTTTTACACGTCTGGCATTCTTCGCGCTTCCCGCAAAAAGACTTGAGCACGCGAGCATGAAACTTCGGGCAATCTATAAAGGCTTTCCTATGCTTTCTGATGTATTTCTCGCTGTCTTCTTTTTTGATGCGAGAGAGTTCTTTTTTGAGCGATTCCGGCACTATTTCAACGATCGCGGTGGCGTTAGGCGTCAGGTCATGCGCGAGTGTGATAATGTCTTTCCCGCGCTTTTTATTGAGCGCAATGCGTCTGCACTCATACAGAGCATCATTGAGCCCTTTTGTCGACTTTGAAGCGTCTTTTTTGAATTCATCCGCCACTTTTTGCAGTAAGTAAAATGAGCGGCACGAATTAGAGCAAAAGCTCCGATTCGTATCATCCCCGGCTATCGTACGGCCACAGTTCAAACACTTTCCCATGTCCCCCACCATTCCAACATATTGACGTTATTTAAAATTCCTCCCCACCGTGGTGGTAGGGAGGAACATGTAGCGACGTGAAGCGCTCTAGCGCCCGAGACGATACTTTTTCAACATGTTCAAATCGGTCTGCAACGCATAGTAAAAAGCGTCTATCACTTCAACATGATACGCCTTGACTTCTCCGAAGCGCGTATCTTCAACATGTTTAACGTCATAGCCCATACGTTTCGACATGTCTACAAGTTTGCGGCCAACCACAGAATACATGGCCGGAACATTCTGGAATACTTGAAGAAGCCAAGGGATAGCTTTGACTGTCTTATAGTCCCGGCCTTCTCCAAGCGCATTTTCCAGAGCCGCGATTTTCTGCACGGCGTGAGACGCCGTAGCCATAGCCGTTGCCGTCTTTTTATCGCTAATCCACGCTTTTGTGCGGATTGCTTCATCGCGTTGCGCTTCGGCAAGCTGACGCCGCTCATACTGTTCAGCCCACGCCCGCGCCGCAAGCGCGGGGTTGTCAAAGTTAGGAATCACGGGATTCCGGCTGGCGAGCTCGCGCTCCATTTCGTTAAAGCGAGCAATATACGCTTCTTTGAGCTTCATAGCTTCCGACGTCGTATAGCTCATAGCGATCATCATAAAACCATCTTTCGAGAGTACATACATCGGAAGTGTACGCCCGATTGAATCTTTATATTCATTGCAATCAAAATTGATTGCAATGAATGATTCCGAGCACTTGGCGATGGTTTCTCGAATATCACGCAACACGTTAAAGTGTTCTTTCCCGAAAGTTTCCGCAACTTGCAACGACGTGACGGCGGGCACGGTTTGGCCGTTGATGACGGCTTCCTTAACGATAATTTCAGGCAGAACGGCTTCATACGACATAAACTTATTCTCCTTCGGCGTTTATTGAGCTGAAATCTCAGCTCAATAAAATTTTTAGTGCCTTCCAATACTTGTGAGGAGCATTCAAAATTGAAGGCTCCTCACCTTCCCTAACCGCAACTTTTTACTTGACTTTCCCGGTGTTTTTGGTACGCTTCTCCTTGGTTGATGGTTGAACGCAAACGCGGGCGGCCCTTGACTCCGAAGAGCTAAGAGTGTCGCAACTCCTTATCTACGGAAAAACCCCCCGACTGTCAAGGTCAGGGGGTTTTGTATTATGCTCTACAGTAAGCGTTGATAGCGTCTAGCATGTCTTTTTGCGTTGCATTGCGTGCGCTGAGCGTGTCATAGATGCGCTCATCTATCGTGCCGCGCATTAAGATGCAATCGATATAAACTTTTTCAGTCTGTCCCGGACGCCGCAAGCGCCCATTCAATTGTTGAAATACTTCAAGACTCCAAGTCAAACCCAGCCACACGATACGGTGGCCGCCGTATTGCAAGTTTAATCCATGACTTATAGACTGCGGGTGACAGATAAGCGCGGGGACTTTCCCGGCGTTCCAGCGCTTCAACGCTTCGCCTCTGGCTTTTTCTGATAAGTCAGAGAAGACGACGGCGCCGGGAATCTTCGCCGCCATTTCACGCAACATGTCAAGTTCAAAGGCAAATTGGTAGCAAATGATAACCGGCTCTTGTACTGTTTCGAGATACTCTACAAGAGCCTTGCGTTTTTCATCGTGTAAAACATGTACGTTTTTTTGCTCGTCATAGATAGCGCCTTGAATTATTTGCCGGAGCTTCATTGACGCCGTTGCTTTCGCCGGTGCTGAAATAGTTTCATCATTGACCACCGCCACAAAGTCTTTTTCAATATGTTCATATACCGCCGCCACATCGTTCCCGGCGTCGCTCATGTCGCAATATATTCGATTGTAGATATAATCCGGGAGCTCAAGGTAATCTGTGGCAGCAAGTCGAAAACAGAGCGGTTTTATCTTCTCAATGACTTTTTCTCGCGCACCTTCCTGCTCAACGTAAACATATTCAACGCGAGGATGCGGACGCATGTAATCCCGTCGGAATGCCGATATATTCGGCCCCAGCGCCTTGCCTTCATCTATCACGTAAAACTGTGGCCACAACGCAGATAATTCACCGGAATAGAGCGTCCCGGATAAATTATAGCGATATCTGAACAGTTTGAAGAGCTCTTTGATGATTTTGAAACGCTTTGAAGAATGACTCTTAATATACGTCGCCTCGTCAAGTATGAGTATGCCGCCGTAAAATTGCTTATTTACTGCTGAAATTTGACCGGCAAGATACGATAGCGAATCATAAGAAATGACATGAATATCAGCCGCTGCGTCAAGCGCCTTGCGCGGCCCGCTCAATATATTAACTTTGGCAGACGGCCACCACTTCGCCGCTTCCTCCGCCCACGTGTGGCGGGCTACCCGCGGCGGGGCAATCACAAGCGCAGGCTTCCCGAGCTTCTCACATACTTTCAACATGATAGCGGTTTTGCCTAAACTCATATCAACAGCGAAATAACAGCGCTCTTGCGCTATAGCACGCTCAACACCCCGCTTTTGATACTCTCTTAACTCCATTTTTTAGCCCCTTCCCGGTTAAATGCGCAAATTTCGCTTTTAAGGCGTTTTACCCTCTTTCGCTCACAATGAGTCGCGAAATGGATTTGACCGGCCTTAAAAGCGAAATTTGAAGGAACAATCAACGGCTTTTACTGATAAAATAGAGATACGCGACGACAAAGAAGACAATAGAGACGTTCGACTCGAAAAAAGTCAGATTGTAATAGTAGTGCAGATATGCAACGCCGGTTCCGACCAGCCAGCCGATCATCACGTCTTTAAGAAACCAGCGCATTTCAAGCCAGCCCTCGGAATTGAGAGTTTTTCATTGTGCCGGTGCTGGTAAGTCCCGAGTAGCTTACAAGTACCGTTTTTCCTATAATGGCGGAGGGGTTGCGCCGCCACTCTTCCGACTGCGCAGCGCTGTTATTGCCGGTCAATTTGCAAGGCCGCCCGTCAAATTCAACTACTAGATTGACGTGCTCTTTTTGCGGCGTCTTATAGACATCCAACACTTTGCACGTAGCCATATATTTTTTATAGTAAACCTTCCACCATTTTGACTTTTCCTCAATATACGGGGAATCATCGTGCTTGAAGATGACGCCAGAATATGTTGCGGATTTGTCGACGCGACGGCAAAAGCTCTCAATTTGTGCCGTTTCGGTAACATGTTCATAGCGAAGGCGTCCGACGCCGTAGCCGATGCACCACATACGCAACCATTCTAAACGCTCGGAAAAAGGGGCCGCCATGTCGGGAACGTCAGCGGCATAGAATCGGACGCCGTTTTCCTCATCGTCCTCATCCACGTCAATACGCTTCCCAACTCCGAGGGGCATCCCGTCCGCGCGGCGCAAATAGCCTTCGATGGAAAAGCGGCACTCGGGAAGCGTCAAATTAGTGTCTAAAACGCTGTTAACCATGAAAAAAGTATTATCTTTGAAAATGACGCGCACGCTGTTACTTGGTATCAACATTGCGTGACAAGGTAAAATAGCGTCATAATCCCGTTCTTTAAATGGCGTCGGGTTCATGAACGGCGCTTTCTGAATGACGCCGGGAAAGTGCTCTTCAATAGCGCGGGGCGGGAGCCCGAGGCCCAAGTCCTTACGCGCCATGCAGGTAATTATCTGTGCGAATTCTTTGGTTTTTCCGACGCAAAGTTCTTTAAATACCTGAAAAAGTTCAAAATGGTCCGTCGGAAGCATTTTGAAATAATCGGCATCAATGAAGATAACGCCGTCATCTTCTCCAAAAGGACCGTTGTAATTGAACTTTGCAAGCCGGGGGACGCGAGGCCGATACACGTACTTGAGAAGTGCCAGCACCTCGGGAGACGCTTTAAGAAGCGCGATTTTCCTACGTTGGTAAGGAGTAACACGAATGAGAAGGATTCGTTCCCAGATGTCTTTAGTCGTCATACTCATGCTCTCTTTTGATAATATTTAGAATAGTGTCAAGAATTTCATCAATTTCCACTTTTGAATGCGCAACGTAAACCAGAGCGCCAACGTGCAGCATAGTGTTGATAGTATGTTGCTGTAACGCGCTCAAGCGCCCGCTTTCAGTCTTACACTCGACAAAAAACGTGACGCCGGACCAGACGCAAAGACGGTCAGGCACCCCAGCATGGCCCGGCGATACGAATTTAAAGCAAAGGCCGCCAAAATCGCGCAGGCGCTTTACTAAGTAGCTCTCTACCACATTCTCTTGCTTTCCCATGACTTACGCCTTTTTGTAACGTGGGCCGGTCCAACCATCGGCTTTGAGGGGCATCCCGGCGGCCCATGCCGGAGGTATGCACATAAGCCGCATCATTTCATTGAGCCGCGCCTCGGGTTCATATGTGAACGGCTCGCAACATATGTTCTCATCATAGATAGAGCCGATGATAGAAAAACCGGCATCGCAAAGATGATGCTTCCCGGCGTAGAGAATATCCCGCCCGAGAGCTTGAACGATGTTTTCCGTGAGCTTTCCCGGCGTCTGCCACTTCTTCACGTAGCGCTTTGATGTCTGCAAAACGCCGTAAAAACTGAATGTATCACCGTATTCCCCGGTTTCGACAGCAGGCGACCGGTAAAAGAGCGTTCTTTGTGACGGGAGAGTCACGCACAACCACCACGCGCCTGCACGGTCCTTACGATATGAAAAAGCCGTATTGTAAACAGTGAGTGACTCTTGCGGGTGCCGCAAGGCGGTCAAAGCGGCATTCATGAACGCGGACCAGAGCGTCACAACGCGATGATATTTCTTACGATATGCGCTAATAACGTCTTTAGACTGCGCGAGCGTAAGCGGGATATGCATGGCTTTAGCGTACTCAACAAGCTTCGCCGCCCCCATTTGATAGCCGCCGCCTAGGATACCAACCTTGCCGTTCTGACGTTGCGGCTTGGTAACATCCTCATATTGCACGCGAAAGAGAGTGGTGGCGAGGTCTATGTACGGGTCAAAGCCCTCATCAAAACGCTTGACAGCGTCCCAGTCCTGCGCGAGCCAGACTAAGATAATATATTCTATAGACTTATAGTCTGCGCAGCAAATGAATTGGCCGTCCGGCGCTTTAATCATGCTACGCAAGAGCGCCCGAGCGGACTTGACGGGGTTTTCTTGCATAATCGCGCCGGTCCTGAACTTCTCTATCTCAGCTTCCACGTCGTCAACGTCGGCACGCGGAAGGTTCAAGAGCTGAAAGCCTTCGCCGGTGATGCGGCCCGTATGCGCTCCATAATAGCGTGAATTATCGTATATTCTTCCAGCGTACTGCATATCCAGAATCTTCTTATACTTCTTCACCGAACTTGACCCCGCCGCGTTACGTAGCGTCAACAAGTCGACTACCACGGGCGGAAGCGCGTCAGACTCCTCAAGTGCGTCTTCCACGCTCTTTGCTGTCAAGTCCGCGAGATAATCCCGGCCCATTACTCTATTGATATAACTTACAATACGTTGATTTTGATTGGTGGTAGTAACCTCGCCTTGCGTCAGCTCTGCAACACGCTCGTTGGCGTGGGCGAGGTATGTTGTAAGCGTGTCATTAATGAGCTTCGCCTCGTCAACAGCGACGGGCAAGCCGCGCTCATTGATAGCGGCATTCAGCGCCCATATCTTCGCCTCTCGCTCGTCAAGGTCATCGGCGGGAAGATGCGCTACAAGCGCCCGCATTGATTCGACATCCTGCGCGTTATATCGCTTGTACTCCTCCCACATGTTGCCGGTGCAATCAAACGGCTTCGCGTGTTTGAACATGTTGACGAGTTTCGTTCCCGCGCCGTCTTTTGTTACGTCCGGGCAACATATTGCCCCGGCCCCGGCCAAAGACTGCGGGAGGCCATAACGCGCACATATTGCCATGACGTCGACGAAAGAAGTCAAGGGGACGCGCAGACCCAACACGTGATTGATGATTGCATACTCGAATTGCGCGTTGAAAGCGTAAATGCGAGCCGGAAGGAAATCTGCGAGAATGCTCTTAAGTGTGCGGGATTCATGACAAGTGAAGGTTTGAACCGGCCCGTCATCAACCGCCACACTCATAAGCTGAACGTAACAAGACGGGTGTTTGACGTATGACATCCGCCCCGTCTTTTTGAGCTCAAGGTCACAGCCCGTTTCAAAGTCAAGCCAAAGTTTCTTCATAGAGCCCTCCTTTTCTAAGAAGGGCCGGGACATACTGCTACGCCCCGGCCCTAATCGCCCGTTATGCTATTTTTTTCTTAGAATGGGAGGTCGGAAGAACCATCTTCGGAGCCGTAGGCGGCCTCATGTTGCGGCATGGTAACGGCATCGGGCGCGTTTTCGATGTATTGCGCAAAAGCAGTGGGGGCGGGGGCGGCTCCGCCTCCCAAACGCTCGCCGTCACGCACAAACATCACGTTGTTGAGATACGCCGTGACGCCGATACTTTCGTTATTGTACGCCGCAAAGCGGATATCTAACCGTACATAACAACCGGGATAAATGCCGTCCGGCTCCATAAAGCGCCCGAATCTGTCGACAATGCCGGGGCAACGTCCCAACGTCTTCGCTGTGAAGAACCAATTTCCACGAAAAGAACTCCGGTCCTTCCCGAGAACCACGCCTTCTTCGGCGTAGGCATCGCCGTCACGCAGGGGGTTACGGAATTGCGACAGTTTGGCGGCACCTTCCGGCAAAATTTTAGGCGTACCCGCCTGAATCGCGGCGTTCACCTCTTGCATCAGCGCCGCATAAGCCACGGAATCATGCTTAGAAACAAGCGCGGTCACTTCATAAGATTCAACGTCTTTCATCGCGCCGGTTTTCTTATCCTTGCGCGTGATCACACGGGGAGAAGCGATGTAAACAAAAGAACAGCGAACAACGGGAGTAATCATAAGATAACCTCTTAACTATGGTTAAAATGTTTAACTAACAAAGACAGACTAAACTAACCGCGGGGACATGTCAAGCCTTTTCGGGCTTTCTAAGAATTCTTTTTTCTCTATTGTTTTGAATAGTTTCCGAAAATTGCCGTTCAAACTCTTTAAAAATATTCTCTTGCGAAATTTCAGGGAAAGAAAGCATAAGGATTTTAAGTATTTGACAGAGATAAAAATCAATATTCCGATAATTTTTCAGGTTATTGAATGCCCTTTTCAAAAACCCGTATACGTTACCTTTTTGTAACAAGCGGGCGTGAGACCTGAAAAGTCTATCTATTCCGAAGGGATGCGGTTTGATGCTCTTATCTCTTACAAAGCCGCGCATTGCGATGAAAGCGTCAACAGCCTCCTCGAGTGAACGTTGAAAGCATAAAACGCGGGGTTCTCGCCAAGACTTCCAGTTTACCGTGTCCGCAAACTCAAAAAGCTCAGAATAAGCCTCAAATTCCGCATACTTAGCTTGTTCTCTCGCATCCATGAGCGCGTGGTAGTCGTCAATATGTTTAATCATGTCGCTATATAGCATACGGAATCTCCAGCAAGTCAAACGTGTTGACAAGTATAGCGTAGCCAAAACACAGCGCTATACATGTTCCGACGACCCCCATAACGCCCCAAAAAAGCATCAACAAAGCGTTATCTTTAACGTTCTTCATGAGACTCTTAAAAAAGAAGTAGTCGAACGCTATAACGCTGATAAGCACGCTAAAAAGCCCTAAGCCGTTGATGACGGCATAAACGGTCTTCATTCCTCACCTTTTCTCTTATTTAAGGCTGTTGACCAAAAGCGCGGCGGCTCCGCCGACAAAGACAGCCGCAACTAAAAAAATAAAGGATATCAGACCTTTAGCCGACAGTAACAACTTTTGATTTTTAATGATTGTTACCGCGTAGTCATCAAGCCAAAACGCGGCCAAAAGAAACAGCAGCCAAGCCGAAAGACTCCCCCACGCAATAATGCAATACGCTAGAATCTTTAGCACTTCTCCCCCCTCTTACATAAGGCTGCGCATTAAAAACGCGGCGCTTGCGCCTACGTTCAAAACCCCCATGAAAATCATAAGACTGATAAAGAACAGAATATAAAAAGGCACTGGGTCCGGGTGAAAAACTCTCAATTCTAAAAACGCGATAAGCTTACAAAAAACAAAGAGAAAAGCGAGCCAAACGGCACCGGCACCCCACAATATTATCAACGATCCTATAAAAGTCATGGCCTGAACGCCTCATATAGCTCATTTTTTACTCTCTCAAGCTCTTTCTCAATCAGATTATCGCGTCGCTCCTGCACGTCACCCGCAAGCCACTTTTTCTTGAAAAGATACACTTTTGCGCGATACGTCGTTTCTTCCGTATCACCCGACTGCCACCACTCTAAAGCCTTGAGAAGGTTGACAATATCGGCAATCAGGTCATTGAGTTCAACGTCATACATCTTTCCCGCGCATTCTTCTTCAAGCCGCGCATAGATATAGTTATGACTTCCGCCGCTCATGCTTTTACTCCCTTCAAAATGCTTTGAATTCTCGCTTTTAAGCCCTCTAAATCCTTACGCAATTCATCTATAGCCTTCTCTCGTTCCGCGTCATCCAGCGCCTCAAGCTCTTTAATCAGAGCATTGATTTCTTTCTTCTCTTGTTCCGTCATGCCTCTTCCCATTCTTTAAAGCACGTTCATGCGCAGCCACCACCACGCAAACGCGCCCGCTACGTACCCGATAGCGACGGCGAGGCACATCCCTACAGCCCACGACACGACAAAGCGCAAGGGGGACCACAAGCGAATTTCGGCATCTTTAACTTTCATCGTCTTACCTCCTTTCTTTACAAGTACCCTATCGCAATCCTGCGGGACTTGTCAAGCTCTGGGCGCAAAAAAAAAAAAAAAACCCGCCGGATGTTGAGACCGGCGGGGAAAGAGAGGAGAGGCAAAAAAGGAGAGCTCTAAGGGTGGTTGCCGAAGCAGGGTTACCGTTTCCACCTCAACAACCACAACCTAAATATAGCGTTTGGCGGAGGGATAGTCAAGAAAAAAATGGCACCCGCCGCGAGCCAATCTCACGGCGGGCTGTCAGGCCATGCGGCACAGGCATGACCCGCACCGACGGCAAGAGCATACTAAAAAAGAATGCCCGGCACAAGTCCGGGCATTCTTCCTAAGGAGAGCCTTCGCTTTATATACGTCTATTCTTCGCTCGCGTCAAGCTCTTCTCCGGCTAAATAAAGCGCGGAATAGTAGCTTTTTTGCGCGTCGAGAAAAGCGCGTTTAATCGTGTACATATTGACTCTTGCACGCATGACCGGCGTTTCTTCCCGATTTTGATAGAGCTCTTCAAGCCGCGCAAGCTTGTTGTCAGTAGCGTAGATTTTAGCGTCAAGATTGGCGAGAAGACGCTCAACGTACTGTTGTTTTTCTTCCGGTGACCGGCGCGTCACAACGCGGCGATTCGCTTCGCGCTCAGACCGAATCCGTTCGGCTGTTTCATCGTCTACCATCTTATACTTTTTTCCGTCAACGCGAACGATGTTATAACCCATTGCGCGGATTAGAGAAAAGGTCGAATACAGAGAGCATTCTTTCACGCCGTAGCGCTCTACAAGCTCCGAAATCGTGAATTCCGCGCCGTCTTTCATGTCTTCATAGACGCGCTCACGCAAAACCGGGTTCTTTTCAGTCATTAGTGTGCCTCCGAATTGTTTACTATACCGCAGGGTAACGCGGTCAGTCTTTCTTGTCAAGAGCTGCGCGAAGCGCGCCGGGCTCTTTGATGTATAAATCCTCCGGCAACGTACAGCCTTTTTCTAAAAGCGCTTTAGCCTGCGCAACGGTCACCAGCTTCTTAGAAAAAGGCTCTATTCCCAGCTCTTTAAGACGCTTTGCGACGTCTTCTTTATTCCCCCGCCAAACACTACGTGACGGGCCATTCACAAGCTTGAAACCCGGTAAAAGGCCCTGTTCAACAAGTACGGGAGCGACGTCTTCCATCATTTTAATGATGCTCTTGAGCTCAGAAAGACGCGGCATAAGCTCTTTATATATCTCAACTATGCCGGAAGAAACGATTTCAACATCATGAAGGGGTTCCGCTGGTTGCGGTTCAGTCACTCCCGGCATAGCGTCGTAAAAGCCCTCAAAAGCCGCTCTAGCGGCGTCTCGCGCGAGTTCCAAAGCTTCGGGACACACGGGCCGCACGGGGCACCAGCGGCATTGCTTCGGGCCGGGACTACGCCTCGGGTTCGCTCTTCCCGCTTCTTCAATAGCGGGCTTCAACGTCTCTTGAAGCCAGTTCGATAAGTCAAGATATTCAAGCGTAACTGACCGGCAACTATCTAAGCGTGGTTGCACTATCTGAACGATGACTGTTGAAATGAAGCGCGGCGCAAGAGCCAACGCGCCAAGTGCGTAAGCATATAGTTGCGGATTGTCTTCAACGTCGACCTTGACGCCTTTTCCGAATTTCCAGTCAATGACATGAACTTTCTTGTTCTTCGCGTCAATGACGATGCAATCCGCCGTTCCCCGGACTTGCGGAAGGCCATAAGTACGCAAAGATACTTGCGTCTCTATAAGCGTCTCATAAAGACCCTCCGCGCCTCTTAAGTGCTCAGTCGCGCCGTTATAGACGCTCAAGCAATACTCAACCGCATCTCTCTGCTCTTTACTGCACTCTAAAAGCACGTCAGCCGCAAGCTCCGGCTTTAAGAGACTGTCCGCCACCACTTTATGTAATAGCGTGCCCTCATCAGCGTAAGCAGAGGAGCGCGATACAATGCCCGGATGTTCACGTATGAGCTTCACCGACCCCGGACACGCGATGACTCGCGAGAGTTGAGACGGGGAAAATTCAGCGTGTCCCACTACTTACCCTCCTTCTTTTCTTCTTCTTTCATCGTCTTAATGATGCGCTTTATACTCGACTTTGAACGCTTGTGAACCGTAGCCAGCGCTTCAATCACTTCATCAACAGTCGGATTCATCGGGAACTCAAGCTTGTCATTTTTGAAAATACCCGTCCGCGAGTATTCTTTATAGTCATGATAGATAGCTTCATAACGGTCCCGAATCGCTTGCCTTTCGCCAAGCGGGATGTAAATCTTAACGCCGGAGTATTCAAACTCGAATTGTTCCGTTTTTTTCGGCCCGAGAAAGTCGGCAAGCGCCTGCCACTCCCGCCGCCCGCGCTTCAAGCGCATGGGGACCATGTAGCATCGGCACCCCGCGAACGTGTCGACCATAAACCTCGCCGCGTCTTCTCCGTAAGTGTCTGCAATCTCGCGCATTTTCGGCCCGAGAGAGAGCCTAAAGAAGTCCGTCTTCATGCCCGACCCCTCCGCTCCTTCGCGTAGCTCAAGCTCAACACGCAAGGCGTCAAGAGCGCCGCAACAGCAATAGCGGGCTGGTTGAGCACGAAAAAGGCCAAAGCCGTACCATGAAAGAGGCAAAAAATAAGCTTTCTCATAGTGTTTTCTCCTGTAAAAAGAAGACTACTACACCGGTAAAAACTTGTCAACTACTAAAAAGAGACTTTTTCGCGCCAACGGCTCCCCGTCTTGTCAATCGTCAGCATAAGCGCGCCGGAATACTCTAAAAGCCACTCTGATTTGAAAGTCGTATTCGTGAGCGTCTCGACTGAAAGCCGGGCATGGTTCGCGTGCAAGTATGATATCCAGCGGTAACAAGAGGCGGTGAAGCGCTGGGTACGCGGCGGAAGCGCTTTTATCGCCGCCACCACGTCTATTGACTTACGCGCTTTATAGAGCTCTTGAGCGAGTCTATAAAAGCGATAAAGATACAGGTGAGGCTTTGATGCAATCGCTTGTTGCAGCACGTCAAGCTTGTCCGGCGTCTCTTCTTTATAGCGTGCTAAGCGCGTCGCTGATTGCGTCAGCGTCTGCAATAAAAAGATACGCTGTGCAAGCGAGAGCGTTTCACTCTCTAGATTGATATAACGCCGTAACAGCGGATCAAACACTTCATTGACATGAAAAGAACGCGCCAACGATATCAGCGCGTCTTGTGATAACAGCGAAGGCGTGGGGGCCGCCGATTTCGTCGCTTCCACCACTCTTGCCGTCGTAAGTAGCGGAACTTTCGGCATTATATGCCCTCGACGCGGTTCTCTCTTAGCTCTTTCGCGGACAGAGGAAGGGGATACTTATATCGCGGTTCCGTGCCGTGGTAGTAGCGAAAACATCCTTTTTCGTAATCAATATAGGGATGTTGCCGGATTTCTTCCAAGGTCATCCCCGACATCATGAAGTGACGGCAATACTCAGCGACTGACGCCCGAATCTCTGCGCGTTTCATGCCGAAATCCTGTCCGCTTCTTATTCTAATCAATTCTACCACTTGGTTAATTGTGAACAGTCGGTTATCTAAGTCGGGTCGGTCAATGCTCAAAAGATACGAAGACGGCTCCGAAATCGGAAAATACTCTTCAAGAATAAGCCGCAGGCCGGATTCTTTCGAGATGCTCTTATTCGAGAGCTCAAGCAACGTGATATCATCTTTCGAGAGTGTCCACGGGGTTTCACCACGCGCAACGGCTTCGTTGAACTGCTCGCGCATAAGCCGGTAAAATGCCCGGAAATTCATCTTTTGTTGCCGGTCGGTATCCAAGTAGTCGACACGTATCAGCCAGCACCGGCGGGTGCCGTCACCGGTCAACTGCAAATCTGTTGAATTGGTAGTAGCAAAGACCGTGCCTTTGCGCTCAACCGTCCGGGATGACATACTATAAAGCGGCACCATATCGAACGATTCCGCAACTGAAATATTCTTGAAAAGTTCCGACTGACTACCACGCATCGAGAGCACGCCGCCGATTTCATCAATCAAAACCAAGGGCTTACCGCTCAAAATGAGCTTGAAGTCCCGCAAGCCTTTGCCTTCGCTCGGGGGTTCAGACACGGAAGACACGAAATACTTGCGGAGCTCTAACGGTACTAAGTTCTTAATAAAGCTCGTTTTTCGCGTGTTCTCCGCGCCGCACAGAATGAGCATCCCCGAGTTCTCCATGAACGGGCTTTTATAACCGGTCTGAATCTTCATTAACCCCATGAAAGCCTTATAGAAAAGCATCCGGGCGAGGTTTTCGTCTTGCCATTTCGACAAGTGCACGCATTCCATAAAGTCTTGGAATGTATGGCCTTGCGCGTCAGGGGCGGCATAGTCCGGGCCGTCGTCAAGCCAGAGGTTGAAGAGGTTCAGCTCGTTTTGAGATATGCGCTGCTTCAAAAGACGAGTGCACCGGTCCCGCTGGCTTGAATTCGGAGGGATATGAGCATCGGTATAGTCTTTGTACGCAATAGCAGTCAAAAACGTGTCATATATGCTATCTAAGTCAGACTCCTCAACCGGCCCCCATAAATTACGAAAAGGCGAGGGCTGGAGCTTGAGCGTTTGCATATGCTCCGGTTTTCCTTGGAAAAAAAAGTATCCGCTCGTGTAGTGAACTTTAAACTTGGTGACGCGCAATACCTCTTCCAAGTTTTGCGCCGCGTCAAAGACGGGGATGCCTTTATTGTTGAGAACGGGAAATTCCGGGCGGAATGACTTTGCTAGGCCAAAAATGGTAGACCAGCTCACGCCCGTGGGGTTCAGCGAAAACGATTCCCATTTCTTGACGCACTCAGAATAGCCGGTCTCCGGCGGGCATTTCTCGGGGTCACGCTTTGACCATTCGTAAAAGAGTTCAAGCCCTTGGCCGTCGGGGAACGCGGAATGTATGGCCATTCCGACGGTCACCCACACGTCATAGTGTTGATATGCGTCGGAACCCGTCAGCGCCGCCCACGCATGTTGCAAATCCGGGCAATCTACTACGGGGATGATTGACAAAGCCTCCCTAAGCTCGAAAAGGTCCGGCCGCCGTTGCTGCTTAGCAACATAGGCGAGCACATCGGCGGAACCGGGCACGAAAGGCGCTATTTCGCCCTCTGCTGGGCTTTCTCCGCTTTCGGGGACTGCGGGAAGGACTTCCGGCGTAAGCGCGGGAGATTGCCCTTTACGCGGCACAAAGTCAGTCAAGCGGATGGTTGCGATAGTACCGGAAGAGCGCGGGTGTTGCTTCCCGGTAACAAGCGTAAACGTGTTCTTAATAGAGACTTGTCCTTCCGCCGCGAGGCCATGCGCGAGGCCGGACAACGGAACGCGCGTAGCGTGACTTTTCTTGCTCTGTTCTGTTCTATAAAAGAGGTGGACGCCGTTTCCGCTGATTGAATACTCCGCGAGCGTCAGCGGCCATTCTGCCGGGATAACGGTGGAATCGTCAATGTCGACAACAATATATTCGTTGTCTTCCGCCACAAAAAAGCCGTAGTTCAAACCGGGATACTTCCGGGTAACATCCGAAAGCGTCTCGCCGGTGTACGAGCTACGTGTCTTTCTATCATTGACTTTCTCACCCCATACCGGCGCTTTGCAGACGACTCTACCACCTGTCTTTTCATCAAAAACGGTAAGGGCTTGCGTCCGCGTCCAGTATGGCGCGTTTGCGAGTTCCGCCGGGAAGAAATCTTTCAACATGTGAGAGCCTCCTCTTTTTTGAGCTGATTGACTGCATCATACACCCGCCACTGAAAAAAAGTCCAGTCCCTTTTAAAAGTTCCACATCGTGGAACATGTTGGCCACAGGGCGAGAATCGTATGAGTTGTTCCACATCGTGGAACATGTTGGCCACAGGGCGAGAATCGTATGAGTTGTTCCACATCGTGGAACATGTTGGCCACAGGGCGAGAATCGTATGAGTTGTTCCACATCGTGGAACATGTTGGCCACAGGGCGAGAATCGGCTCGGGGAGGTGTAGCCGGTGAAATTATTAGGCAATAAATGGGAGCTTCGCGCTTACTACCACAGATACGCTTGAAGAACCGGAAAAAGTCTAGACTTTTTAACGCTATTAGTAATCATTGTGTAATAAACCCCTTATTCGGTGCAAAAATTTAATCATATTTCTGATATTTTGCACCGAATAAGGGGTTTTTGCACCGAATAAGGGGAATTTCTGCACCAAATAAGGAAGGCCAATTTTAGGCACTTTCGTAATAGTTTCGCGCGTTTATCGGTTTCCCTTATTCGGTGCAGCTTATTTGGTGCATTTCACAAGTTCACAAGCTCCGATTATGACTTAAGTATCCGATATTAAAGAATAAACGTGAAAATAACGCTTCCTTATTCGGTGCAGAAATATCGGTTTTATGATATGCACCAAATAAGGGCGACGGCAGAGCGGGAAAAGCCGTTTTCTCCTTTCACGACAACCACTTAGCATCAGGAATGGGACTAAAAAGGCTTTGCACCAAATAAGGGTTTCTGCACCGAATAAGAGCAAAATACCACCAAAAACCCGAAGTTCCGCCGTTCCGCCGAAGTTCCGCCGAAAGTTCCGCCGACGTGTATCTTTATATATTTCATATACTTATCTTACTTCTCGGCGGAATGGCGGAATAATAGAGGTAACTATACTATATTTTTTTTAGCTTATTTGGTGCAAGACTGTTAGAATATAGGGTTTCCGATGCACCAAATAAGGGTTTCTATAGGGGTTTTACCCCCCCCTTTTTTCCGCCGTTCCGCCGAAACTTGTCTTAAGTATCTAGAAAGTTTGGATAAAACGGTTCGGCGGAACTTTTTTCGGAGGCTCCGCGGAAGCGCGTAAGAGAAAGTTCCGCCGAAACGCCTCTTGCTGACGATGTGGTAGGCGCTCCGGGACCGGGGTTCGCCGCCCTCCAGAAATAGCCGTGTTGTCCTTTAATGGGCCGGAATTGCCCTTTTAAGACGTTTTAAATCATTTCGCGTCTATTTGCCTGCGTTTGGGGTGAAAACGTCTTAAAAGGGCAATTCTGTGCGCTAGGCGGAACTTGAGCAAAATAAGCGAGGTCAAGAAAGTTCCGCCGACTTCCGCCGAAAAGCGGTTTACTGGGCGCCCTCGGGGATGCTCTTTATATCGTGGAAGGCGAGGGGGTGCGGGGCGGTCAGCGAGAGAATTAGGCAACTTTTTGCGCCGGGCTTCATGTCTCGAATTCGCGGCCGGTCGCATGAACATTTGGCCAAATTGCCAAACGTGTTGTTCTGGGGTATTCTTTCGTTATTGAAAGAAAGTATGCAGTTTTCTTTCGGTATGCGAAATTTAGCGTTTATTAATTTTCAATATCGAAAGTATAACACGCCTTTTCTTTCGGAATTGAAAGAATCCGTTTCATGTGGGCACTCTACCGATTTCCGCCGAATCGTTAAAGACGGCGCAGGTTTAGCTCTAAGTGCGAGACTGGGCGCTTTCTTGCCCTACGTCCTGAAAGTTTACATAATGACAAGGCGCAAGGTGGTAGGGAAATGGGCAAGCTTACCGGGGTTCAGTTACACATGATGACACTTAGTGACACCAGATGACACTTTCTAGAATCGATTCTAAGCGCTTGTTATGCTGTTCGCGAGTCTTTATAAGTAAAGAGCGTCATGAAGCGGGAAAAGGGCATTTCCGGCCCGTAAAAATCAAGGGGTGACTATGCGAGATATTGATGATTTGATTGTTCATTGTTCAAGTACGTATGACAATCAAGACATCGGAGCGGCTGAAATCAGGCGCGTACATGTTGAAGAAAACGGCTGGAAGGATATCGGGTATCATTACGTCATCCGGCGCAACGGAACTGTTGAGCCGGGGCGGTCGGAAGACACGATCGGCGCACATGTTGCCGGGCATAACGCGCATAGTATCGGCATCTGTCTTGTTGGCGGTCTGTCACATGTTGCGGGGAAGACTGTCAGCGCCGCGAATTTCACTTATGCGCAATATGCTGCGCTTGAGTCACTTTTGCGGCGTTTGATGTTAAAGTATCCGAAGGCTGCGCTACATGGGCATTGTGACTATGCAAACAAAGATTGCCCATGCTTTGACGTGCAACGATGGTGGAAAGAGCGGAATGAATCCGCCAAAATTGGAGGAACTGCTATGCTGAAATCTCTTATTGCGTTGGTATGCGCGGTCTCGCTGGCTTTCCCGGTCACGGGGTGCGGCCTGAAAGACTCGAATAGCCGCGGAGACGTTGCAAAGAACGCGGCGCGGGTTCTCGCTGTCTCGCAAGTGACGTATCTTGCGGCGGTCCGGGCGGTCAATTCCGCCTACGATTCCAAGCTTGTTACTCTTGAGCAACGTGATAAAGCCTACCAAGCCGCGCGGATTTATCGCGAAACGTGGTTGAGTGCCGCGACGCTTCTTTACACTTTTGTTAGCGTTGATCGCGTGCTCGCGGAGTCGGAAGGCATCAGCGAGGATATGCTTAGGAGTGTGGTGGCGGAATGCGTAAGCGGCTTGAATGACTTCACGCAAGCGCTTATCTCGCTCGGCATCGCGGTGAAGTCATACGATGAAATTGAGGGGGAATATCATGAATAAAGATGAACGAATTGAGCTTGTTATAGCATGTCTCAAGCTTGCTATGGAAATCGGAATTCCCGCTGTTATTGAAATGGTCAAGGCGTGGGACATGGATAAAGTGACACCTGAAAGTGTTCAAAAGATGATTAGCGAGATGGTCCCGCCCGAGGATGTGAAATAAGAAAGGCACGTAAGACTTGAGGTTCCCGGACATGATAGAACACTGCATTACAGAATTGTTAAAAGCGTATGACTCGCTTTCCGGGAGCCTCCCATTTATTCTTTTAGGCGCGTTCGCGGGGGCACTCATGGAAAGTCAGGACTTAAAGACTCGCTCGCTTTGGTCGAGAGTTGGTTTTTTTGTGGTAGAGTATCCGGTTTGCGTTTCGCTCGGGGTTATCGTATCGTTGTTACTACAAGACCACGTAACAAGTAACGCAATAAACAGCGGGGTTTCCGCGTTCACGGCGCTCCTCGGGCGTAGCGGCATCGATTACGTCAAGCAGTTTGTAGGAAAGACGATATTGCGGAAAAGCGCATGATGCAGGAATTTGACTTTTACGCTATTTGTGAGCTCATTGCAGAGGGCGCGTCAGTACGTCAAGCTTGCACAAGTGCCGGTTTCGACGGGAAAACCGCTCAATTTTGGGCGTTCATGGACGCGGACCCGACGGGACGCTATCGCGCTCGCTACATGCAAGCCCGCGAGTACGGCGCACATACGCAATTTGACGAGCTCTTAGACGTTGAAAATTCGGTACTTGCCGGGACGACGGATCCCCGCGCTTTAACCGCTGTCCTCGCGTCTCGACGTTACCGGTTGGCCCGGTTGGTGCCGCAATCGTATGGCGAAGTCCTTAGATTTTCTACGGAATCGAACGCAACGGAAGACGCACGCAAGGCGCTTGAGCGTCTTACTGATGACGAGCTGCGCATGTTGGCGGCGAGTAGCGAGGGGCGGGCATGAGTTTATCACGGCAAGAGCTGGCGGAAATGGCGAAGGCGCAACTAGCGTCCCGCCATTTTTCCGATTTTATCCGCTATGTTATGCCCGATTATCAAATGGGTTGGGTACATAAGCTCATTATTGATAAGCTTGAAGTTTTTTTGCGCGACGTGCTCGCAAAGAAGTCCCCGCGTCTGATGATATGTTGCCCACCGCGTCATGGAAAACTTTGTGCGCATGACACCCCAATTTTTACGCCGGAAGGCTGGAAAAAGCACGGTGATTTGCGGCCCGGTGATTATGTATATGATATAACAGGACTGCCTACTCGCGTGCTCGCGATAGGGCCGGAAGCCTCAGCTACTCATGAATGCGAATTTTCCAACGGTGAAAAGATAGCGGTTCATTTGTGTCATGAGTGGACCGTTGTAAAACATGGCGGGAAAGTTATAACGGCGGAAACGCGGGATTTTTTGACGGACCCTCGGGGATTGTGGACGGGTAAGCGCGGACAGCGAGGGAGCCGCGCTATTTACCATCTCCCGCCTAAAAACGCCGTTACGGGTACGGAACAGGCTTTAGCGTTAGACCCCTACGCTTTGGGAGTTTGGCTTGGTGACGGGACGGCAACAAATGGCCACATCAGTATGACCCTTGACGATAGCAGCGTGATAGTCCCCGAGTTCGAGCGTCTCGGGTACGCCGTTTCGTCGCAATGGGTGCATAAGATTACGGGTGTAGTCACTACGTCTTCTAGCGGACCGCGTCCTAACGTCATGAGCCGCTTTACTCAAGCGCTGAAAGATTTGAACTTGCGGGGGAATAAGCATATCCCCGAAATTTACAAGCGGGGGAGTATTGAACAGCGTAAGCGATTGCTCGCGGGGTTAATAGATTCGGATGGCTGTATTGATAAACAAGGGCGGGTGAGAATTGTAACAGTTAATGCAAGGCTTGCGCAGGATATTCGAGAAGTGGCGGAAAGCTTGAATTTTAACGCTTGCATAACTGTTCAACCACCGCACAATTCATCGGCGGGGATTGCTGGAAGAAAAGACACTTATAGCGTTGGATTTAATCCCGAGGGCGGCTTGCCTGTTTTGTTAGCTCGCAAGAAAGGGAATACGCGCTTCATGACGCGGGGCGTTGCGCTTGTGGCTATAAAAGAACTGCAAGAGCCGCGCGTTGGGCGGTGTATTCAAGTCGAGGCTAAAAGCGGGCTTTATTTAGTCGGGAAGACGATGATTCCCACGCATAATAGCGAGCTTGTGTCAAGGAAATTCCCGGCTTATGCGCTTGGGAAGTACCCGAATTTGTCTTTCATTGCGACATCTTACGCCTCTTCTCTCGCGCTATCAATGAGCCGGGACGTTCAGCGTCTCATGACAAGCGAAGCGTATGGGAGGGTTTTCCCCGGCGTGACGTTGGGCCGCAAAGGGACGGACGCGGTGCGGACGGCGGAACTTTTTGGACTGGTCGGCAACAACGGAACGTATCGGGCGGCGGGTGTCGGAAGCGGCATCACCGGGCGAGGTGCTGACATTATTTGCGTTGATGACGTTATCAAAGACTTTAAAGAGGCGTCGTCGACTACGCGGCGTGATGATATCTGGAATTGGTATACGTCGACGCTTTACACCCGCCTTTCGCCGGGCGGGGGGATTGTCTTTATCAATACGCGCTGGCATCTGGACGACCTTTCCGGGCGCTTGCTCAAAGCCGCGCGGGAAGGCTCAGCGGACAAGTGGGAAGTGTTGAGCTTCCCGGCAATCGCTATTGAAGACGAGGAGTTCCGCAAAGCCGGGGAAGCCTTGCACCCCGAGCGTTACCCGCTTTCGTTACTCTTGAGCATCAAAGAGACGTTGGGCTCGCGAGATTGGCAAGCGCTCTATCAGCAGTCCCCCGCTCCCGATTCCGGCACTATTTTCTTTGAAAGCGGTTTCCGTTACTATACTACGTTGCCGGATAAATTTGACGAAATAGTGTTATCATGGGACATGTCTTTCAAAGGCGCGGATACTTCCGACTTTGTTTGCGGGCAAGCGTGGGGGCGTGTTGCCGGTGAGTATTATCTCATTGAGCAAGTGCACGCGCGTATGGGCTTTAGCGATACCGTGAGCGCTTTTGTTACTATGTCGCAACGGTACCCGTCCCGGACACGAAAGCTCGTGGAAGACAAGGCCAACGGCCCGGCGGTTATCGATATGCTAAAGCATCACGTTTCGGGCATCGTGCCGATTGAGCCGCGCGGCGGGAAAGTCGCTCGCGCTCACGCAGTCACGTCGCTTTTTGAAGCGGGGAACGTCTATATTCCGCATGAGAGCATTGCGTCATGGGTGAAAGATTATGTTATGGAATTGATACAATTCCCCAACGCGGCGCATGATGACCGAGTGGACGCCACCACGCAAGCGCTTTGCCAGCTTTCAGAGCGCAGGACGCGCAATATTAATATTTCCGCAATAAAAACGGGGCTTAGCTATGGGCTTTAAATTCGGGCAAGGCTTGCTTGATGATGTTACAAGCTGGCAACAGTACGTTATAAATGCCAACGCGCGTCAAAACGCGCTTCTCAATGAGCAACAGGTCCGCGCTAAATTCGGGCCGCCCCGTACACTCGGGGCGTCGGATGATGTCCGCATGGCGCAGGATGAAGCGCTGGCGGATATGGGCGTTTATTCATTGATTACACACGCTTTCATGATGGGACAAGCGGCGGTTCCGCAGTTTGTCGGCTATGGCGTGCTTCAAGGTTTGGCGCAGGACGGGCTTATCCGGGCTTGCGTTGAGACCGTAGCCGATGACCTCACCCGCGAATGGATTACGCTCACCAAAAATGGAAACTCGCGTAATGATAACGGAGTGGAAGAAGACGGCGAGGAAGACGATCGTCTTGCGCAGTTGCAAGAGGCTGTAAAGCGCTACAAGCTTCAAGAGGTTTTCCATAAAGCTGCGGAATTAGTGGGTTATGAAGGCGGGGCGCTTATTTTTATCGATACCGGCGCACCCGCGGAAGAACTCGCAACGCCTCTTAATATGTCGAGCGCGTCCGCCGAATTTAGGAATCAAGAGCGCTACTTGCGACGTTTCACCGTTGTTGACCCTGTGAACTGCTTCCCCGGCGTTTATAACAGCCTGAACCCGCTTGAGCCTGATTACTTTGAGCCGACGACGTGGTGGGTTCTGGGCCAGCAAGTTCATAAATCCCGGCTTATTAGACTTGTCGCTAATGAGCCGCCCTTGCTCTTGAAACCGGCGTATAACTTTTTTGGTATCGCGCAGGCGCAAATCTTGTGGGATTACGTGCTTCATTTCCGGGAATGCCGGACGGCGGCACAGCGCTTGCTTACTAAGTTTTCAATGTTGGTATTTAAAACTGACATGAATGATGTATTATATGACGCGAAAGGCACGCAAAACCTCGACGCGCGTATGATGCTTATGAACCGGACCCGCTCCAATGACGGAGTTTGGTGCATCGATAAAGAGACGGAAGACGCTGTAAAATTGGAAACCCCGCTCGGGGGGGTGACTGATATTGTTCGGCAATCTCTGGAGCTTATCGCAGCAATTAACCGTACCCCCGCGGTTAAGTTGCTCGGGATTTCTCCGTCCGGCTTCAATGCGACGGGTGAATCCGACATCCGCAACTATTACGATCACGTAACATCACAGGCTGAAAAGATGTTACGTCCCGGCATCACGCGGGCGCTTGATGCAATTCAATTGCAATTATTTGGAGATATTGATAAAAGTATAGATATTACGTTTAACCCGCTCGGGCAGGAAGACGAGGCGGCCCTTGCTTTGACGCAACAAACGCGAGTAAATACGATGATTGCGGCTGTGCAAGCCAACATTCTCAGCGCGGAAGAAGGGCGACGACTCTTGACGCAAGACCCAGATACCGGATTTGACGTATCCCCGGACATGCCGGAAGACCTTCAAGCTCTGAATGATGGTAGTGGCCCGGAAGGGCTTGACCTGTCGGATTTGACCACGCCTACCACGGAATCCGAGGATGTTACCGATGCGCAACAACCCGAGGGAGTGCAAGCGTAAATGAAGACGCTTCCCGCCATTCATCCGAATCCCGGCTTGCGTCAACGTTATGCTAAAGAATTGACGCAACTCTTGCGCGCCATGTCTAAAGACTTTATGCGTAATATTGAGCGGGTTTATCGGAAGCATGAAGCTCAAATAGCGATGGACGCCGCGCCTGTTGCTGAATTACAAACGCTCATTAATACGCTGATGAAACGATGGTCGAGGCGCTGGGATAAGGCGGCGGAACGTGTGGCAACATGGTTTGTTGAGTCAGTGCGTAAGCAGACCGGCTACTCGCTAGATAAAGCGCTACGTGACGCGGGGTTCACATTCAAGCGAAGTGACGCGGTTGTTACTGATGTGGTAGCGGCTCTCATTCAAGAGAATGTCAATCTTATCAAGTCTATACCCCAACAATATCATACGGATATAACGGGCATCGTGATGCGTGCCGTGAGCACCGGCGAAGATGTAAAGTATATCTCACAGCAGCTTACTAAGCGCTACAATGTTGAAGAGAATCGCGCCAAGCTCATTGCGCGGGACCAGACTAATAAAGCGACGCAAGCCATTACTCAGAGCCGCGATCGTGACTTAGGAGTCACGGAAGGAATTTGGGTACATTTGCCCGGCCTAAAAACAAGCCGAAAAACTCATAAGGCTATGAACAATAAGACTTTTAAGCTGGCCGAAGGGATGTACGATTCATCGGTTAAACGCAAAGTGAAGCCCGCGGAATTGCCATATTGTCAATGCATATATCGCGCTGTTATCCCGGAGTTTTTAGATGACAAGAAAGAATAAACGCTTGCGCGTGAATTTGACGTTTGACCGTGAGAGCGTCCGCTCGTTCGATGAAAACGGGTTTTTGCACGTTGCCCGGTCGCATATCACTAAAGCGACGGTTAACCCCTATTGGGGTCGTGAGATTCCAGACTATGAACGCCTCGGGCTTGAACCGGATGTCATATACTACGGGCTTAGAGCGCCGGAAGAATTGGAAAAATCAGTACCGACGTGGGCGGGCTTGCCGTTACATATTGAGCATCAGCCGGACACGGCGGACGACCCGGCCCGCGCAACTCGCGTGGGTTCCATCGGCTCTGACGTAGTTTGGAATCCCCCTTATATTGACGCGGATTTGACGGTGTGGGATAAAGCGGCTATAGAAGCTATAGAAGACAACGCTTTACGTGAATTATCCTGCGCCTACTATTATGACGCGGATATGACACCGGGGGAATTTGACGGTCAGCATTATGATTTCATCATGCGGAACATCAGGGGCAACCACGTTGCTCTTGTTGACCGGGGCCGGGCGGGGCCGGATGTTCTCGTTGCGGATTCGGCTTTAAAGATAAACACTAAAAATCAGGACGTTAGGACTATGAGCGTAAAACGGAAGAACTGGAAAAAGCTTTTTGGGCTGGCGCAGGACGCCTATTCCACCACGATCGAGGGCGCAGAAATTGACGCCGCCGGGCTTATTCAGGCTATCAACGTAGTGGAAGCGCAGGTCGAGGGTGCAGACGCTGAACAGTGGCAGCGCCTCGGTCTCAAAGTTGAACCCACGGCTACCATTGATGACATTATTGCCGTCTATATGCCCGGTGTTACTGATGAAGTCCGGGAAGCTGTGCGTCTCATTCTTGAACGTTGCAAAGAGCGCGGCATGGCCGGGGACGCTGATGACGACGAGTCTAAAGAGTTTGCGGAAGGTGTAAAGATGGGTGAACGTATGGAACGCAACCCCGAAGAACGGCGCAAGCTCGATCGCGAGCACGAAAGCGAAGGTATGAAGAAAGCTATGGACCGTTGCGGCCTCGACGCTGAAAGTCCCGAAGAATCCCGCGCTTTTGCCGAAGGCGTGAAGTACGGCGAGGAGCTTGAGCGCAATCCCGAAGAACGGCGCAAGCT